TTTTTTTTGTTTAAGGGGAAAGGGGGGCGTCGCCGACGTAAATGTAACTGAAGGAGTTTGTTCCACCCCCGCCAACCACGCCGACTCGACCCACGCCCCAGCTAAAATATACGCTGTGGCTTCACCAGAGCCTCGTGAAGCCCTGTGTACTATCAAAGATGAGTGTCTTATCGTTTCAGGAAATAACACGCCTCACAGAGCCTCTCATGACCTCACACAAAATTCACCCCTGTCAAAATCTTCAGTTTCTGGCATTAAATCAGGGGAAAGACTGAGAAAACGCCCAGCTTCTACCTCTTCAGTTCCGTTCTCTACCCCTGTTAGAGCTGATAACCTTGAACTGAAGAAACGACAAACGAGAGGTGCCTACGCTGAAGCGACCAATCTTCTCAAGCAACTTCAACCTTACCTTGGCAATTTTCAAATCACCAAACGCCTTGTGTCTAGTGCGAAAAACATGATTGAAATCTTCACCTCTGAAAAAATCTTTAACGCTTTGGGTGCTTATCTGAACGCTAAATGGGTTACTGACCCAAACATCTACAGCTTCTTATCTGAAGAAACCCTTGGCCGTTTTGCTACGATAGTCGAAAAGCCGAAACAAAATGAGTACGCCGATTACCCTGATAATCGACTTCCGTTCCAGAAAGAGGTTGATGAAGGCCTCATTAACGATGGCTTGATGCCAAGCTACATGAACAAAGAGTTGGCGATGAAGTACGGCATCTACGATTTGCTCTATGACGAAAACGGCAACCCACACCGATATCGTGACCCCCACACCCCTGAACATGACCAATGGTTAATTGACCATGTGCATGAAAGGCCGAGCCTGTTAGACTATTACGACCCTGAGTATAAGACGATTATTTACGCCCCTGGCAGCCCTGAATACGAAAAGCGTAAGCGTCAAATTGACAAAAAAAATGCACACATTGCTGAACTAAGAAAAATTGTAGGATTGGAAGTCTAGGTGGTTGCCAATTGCCTATTCACAAAGACTAAAAATATGTTGTAATATGGACGGAAAAACCGAACAAAACTATGGACGATAAAGAACGAATTAAAACATTAGTGAAATGGGAAAAAGATGACATTGAGTGGAATAAACGACTGATTTGTGTACTAGAAAAACACAAACGAAATGCGACAAATAAAGGTTGGGTCTCGGCAACACGCTTAATAAATGATATTATCGAAACAACAAACAAGTCGATACTCAAATCAAAAATGCGTATTCGACAAATATTAAAGGGTGAATAACGAAAATGGAAAGTGCGGTCAATGACAATGACAACAACAACATTGATGAGGTAAAAAATGTTGTTTTCACAAATCAACTAAATCAACAACAACCAAGAAGGCGTAATAAATCACGCACTCGTGTCGAAAGACAGATGGACAGTATCCGTGACCTGTCTGCGAACGAGCGTGAACAAATTCTTGATAAACTGATTGACGACTCTGTCGATGACGAGGTGGAAGCGAAAGCGAAAGCTGAACTCGTCAGTCCATCAGATTATATGGAGGGGGCGTTACAAAGGATTAAAAATTGGGGACAACGAGTAGGTTTATCTTCTGGGTACCATGCAATAGATAGGATGACGATGGGTTTTGCCCCAGGAGAATTAACGATTGTAGCGGGTGCTACCTCACAGGGAAAATGTGAAGCTAAGGGGACTAAAATTCTCATGGCAGATGGTACTCTCAAAAAGATTGAAGATATCGAAATCGGCGATTATGTGCAGTCTGAACATGGGGCTAATAAGGTGGTTGGCAAACATAATGGTTTTGCCAAGATGTATAAAATTATTCCACAACATGGCGAACCGTTTTGTGTTAGCCAAGACCACATAATGACCTGTCTGCGGAATAGTTCAAAACGAACGACTATTAACGGGAAAAGGGTATATCGAGATATTGAATATAAGCTTGTCGATATAAAAATTGAAGATTTACTCAATAAACACAAACGCCCAAACGGAACTTATCATAAATACCAGCTCTATCGCCCAGAAATTACTACTTATACAGAAAAATCTTTGCCTATTCCGCCATACATTTTAGGGCTATGGTTAGGCGACGGCCATGCAACATCTTCTATGATTACTAATGGTGATGACGAGGTTCTGTCTGCGTGGACTGAATATGCGAAATCTATAGGGTGCCGTATTACAGAGCATTATGAACCATCAAACTGCAAATCACTTAGAATAGTTGGTCAAGATGGTAAATTCTTGAAGACGCTGAGAGGACTTGGTGTTCTTAATAATAAGCATATTCCACTTGACTATCTTACGGGTAGTTGGGAACAGCGTATGGAATTACTTGCTGGTATTTTAGATACAGATGGCTATCGTGAAAAACGAACAAATGGTAATTATGAAATCGCTCAAAAAAATAAAACTCTTGCTTCACAAATCGCTCAATTAGCTCGTGGTCTGGGGTGTGGGGTGACGACTGCGACCAAATTAGTGAAACTTGCTACTGGTGCTATTAACGAATACCAAAGATTAAAGATTTCTCCAGTCTACGAAATTCCATGCCGTGTCGCTCGTAGAAAATGTTCTGAGGTTGGGGAAAGAAGAACCGACCCTAGAAGAACTGGTTTTAGGATTGAACAGATTGAAGACGGCGAATATTACGGCATTATGGTGGACGGCGACCATAGGTTTATGTTGTGGGACAATACATTAACTCATAACACTTTATTATGCTGTAATATCGCAGCAAACATGGTTAAAGACAAGCATAAAGTCGTTTTCGTTACCCTTGAAATGACTAAGGAAGAACTATTATCAAGGTTCTGGAATATCTTAGGGTATGGCTATGATGAGGTCGGACAGAAGCAAATGGCTGAGGCTTGTCAATATTTACGCTTCCAACAAATCGACCGTATGAACTGGCAAACAATACCATATTTAATTGAACAGGCTAAATCGTGGGGGGCTGAGTGCGTGTTTATCGACCACTTACACTACTTCGCCCGTGAGATGCACGATGTGGCAAATGAACTCGGTATTATTACTCAGGAATTCAAACAGGCTGCCATTAAAAATCAACTACCGATTATCTTAATCTCACATACAAGAAAAATTGAAAAGGGGAAATCCCATGCTGATATTAACGACTTGCGTGGCTCGTCTTATATCGCACAAGATGCAGACATTGTGTTAATGGTCTGGCAAGAACAAAGTGAACAAACAGAAGGTATTTATATTGGGCTAGACAAAAACCGTAACCGTCTTAACTATAAAATCGGTGCATCGGTTAGACATAATAAATGCGGGCTTGTAATTATGGACTTAGACGACGAAGGCGTAGAAGCTGCTGATAGGAATAGTGTGCCGTCTGCGAAACCAAAAACCTCTGGGTTTGTCTCTGCCAATCCTATTCCTACCCCTACCCCACGCCAGCCTGCACCGACCTTACCGAAAAACGGTGAACCTGACCCATGGAACAAGCCGCTATCTCAACCTAAATTACCACCGATTGAAAAAGAACACCTTAATGGAGTAATCAAATTTTAATTGAAAGGAATGTCTAATCTATATGGAACAAGAACAACAACAAACTAAAAATGCAAAACTGATATTTGAAGATGGTTCTGACTACGAATTCAATGCTGAAGACTTATCTAAAGCTCTTGCATACGCTAAAGAAAAAAACTGGCCACTAGTTGCTGTCAAAACACCATGGTGCTGGTTGTCTGTACTTGACGACTCTGCTGAAACTGTGTTTGAAATCTTCAAATAAAGGTTTACTTTTTCTCTTATATCTGCTATAATTAAATCACTATCAAATAACGCAAAAAGTCAACGAAAGGAAAAGTCAATTATGCGTACAATGTTAAGCCCAGGTTCCAGCCTGTCTAACCCTGCCGAGAGATTTTTGAGGTGGAGTGGCAAAACTGAAATCTTCAAAGATAAAGAAACTGGAAAAATTGAATATGAAGGCGGATTTGTCTATTACGACGATAAAGACAATGATTATGAAACCGTAAAACTTGCTATGCCTCTTGTCTTATACCCACTAGGTGAAGCTATGTCTATCTATGGTGGTGTATTCGATGCGGCAAATAAATCTGCTAATACCTTCTTAAACTCATCTGAATTTGCTTCATGGGATGAACCTATCACTGTTTATGAGCGTGGTGTTGGTGATGAACGAGGGGCTATCATTGCTCGTGGTCTGTGGGAAGATATTAAAACTACTGTGAAAGCCCACAACGGTAAAGTTCGTACTAATTTATATGCTCTAACTGAACTTAATGGTGAGCGTGTGATTGTCCGTTTTGAGGCTTCTGGCTCTGCATCTCGTGCCTTATCTGATATTAGGCGAAAAGCTGGTGCTTCGTTCTACAACCGCCCACTTATCATTAGTGGCGTTGAATACAAGGTCAATGGCTCTGTACACTATGCAGCCCCTGTATTCACCCAAGGTGAAGCTTACGATGAGGTAACTATTGAAGGTTTGACCCCATATGCAACGACCATCTCTGAATATGGCAATGCGCTTCGTGATAAAAACATGGCAAAGAACAGTCAAATGACGATTACCGATGAAACTTCTGATGAAGATTACGATAAAGCTGTCGCTCAAGATGGCGATACTGAGGTCATCCCAGAAGATGTCGACAAACCATTAGATTTATCTGATGTGCCATTTTAATGATGAATACATATAAAAATAACAAATAAGAATAAGGTCGCCTCTCTATTATTATGATTATGATGAACGATGAATACTCAAAACAATACCAAGAAGCTAAAAATAGGCTTGCTGAGTTCGACGAAAAGTTTAACCAATTTATCGTTAATAATGAAGAGGCCCTTTATAATGTCATTGGGAAAATAGACGACAACACTAATGAGCTAGTAGCAGAATTTTATAACTTAAGAAAACAAAGAATGGATATTTACCAAGCTTGTCTAGATTACAGATATGAGGTTCTTAAGCAAAAGATGATTGAGGGTTTTCTTTGTGAAAATTTTATGATGTTTGGAAAAGAAGAAAAATACAATCACATGAAACAGAAAGACTACAACGACTATTTGAAGGAATTAGAAGCTATCAGGTCAAAACTTGCTAAAGAGTTGGCTGCGGTTTCTGATGCTCTTCAAACTTATATAGCTAGTCATGGGGGGATTGACAATATTTATGCTTCTGTCTGTTGCGATGTGATTAAGCAAGGTCATATTGCCTATAATACCGGCATTGCCGATGGTATTAACTATGTTGGGGCTAGCATCCTTGGCAATGTCACAGAAAGAAGAAGAATAAAAGTCGATATACTGCAAAAATTGGCGATTGTTGAGGAAAAGATTAAATATGTTAAACACAACAAAGAAAAAATCTTTGTTGAAAAAGCCCCAGGCTATGAATTATTAAGAGGAGAGTGATTTTTATATATTGTTATGAGTATTTGTCCTGTACATAAAAAGATGATGTACGCAACAAAGAGTTCAGCGATAAAAAGGCTTACTTACGAGCGTAAAGTATTGGGTTACCAAACTTGTTCGGTTTATTCTTGCAAACATTGTGGGGCGTGGCATCTCACTTCTGTTAATAAAAAACACCAGAATAGCCAACGAAGAAAAGTGAAAAATAAAGATGACAATAAACGGTGGAATTGGAAAATGGAGAAAAATAAATGTCAGAATTAAAATTAAGAGATTACCAAGAAGAGTGCGTCGATACTCTTTTCAAATATTGGGAAAAAGCAAAACGCCCGTGTGTTTTGAGCCTTAGTACTGGGGCTGGGAAAAGCGTGGTGGTTTCTGAGATTATTAAGAGGGCGAACACTTCTGTTTTAATTCTTCAACCATCAAAAGAAATCCTTGAACAAAATTATGAAAAGCTATTAAAAACAGGCTTCCCTCAGGAACGAGTCTCAATTTGCTCTGCTAGTGCTGGTGGTTGGTCGATTAACTCTCATGTCACTTTTGCAACGATTGGCACGATTGCTAAATGGGTTGAACATTGCCAACATATTCAACTAGTGATTATAGATGAGTGTGATTGTGTAACAAGCGACAGGGCTGACTCGCAATATATGAAGTTCTTAAATGCTCTGCCTGCTGACTGCCGTATTGTAGGCTTAACTGCCACCCCGTTTAGAAATGTTGTATTCGCAAAACGCTTTGAAGACCCTAAAATCTTCTGTCGCCCAATTACTCGTATTCATTGCCGTGACGGCGAAAAAACTAGACTTGGTGCGTGGGTCTGGAATAAGATTATTTATCGTTGTAATATTGACTACTTACAAGAGAGAGGGTTTCTCTCTAAAACTCAATATCATGTGGCTGAAACGGACTGGTCATTTGTGCGTGATGTGCCAGGTCGTATGGATTTTGATACTACTAATATGATGAAGTGGGTAGATATTGAAGAGAACACCTCTCGTTTTACACAAGCTGTTAAGTGGTGCATGGACAATAATTTGAAGACGATTATTTTCTCGCCTAATGTTGATATGAACTACCGCTTACAAAGAGTGATTGAAAAACTGGGTGGGGTGGCTGAGTGTATGGACTCTGATAATGATACAAAGTCGTCTCGTGAAATAAAGATGCAAATGTTCAGAGAGGGAAGATTTCAATTCCTCGTCAATGTCGGTATGGTAGGCCGTGGTGTTGATGTCCCTAGTGTTGACTGCGTTGTGCTGTGTCGCCCGACAAAAAGCCTTGCTCTTTATATGCAATTCATCGGAAGAGCTCTCCGTGTTGACCCTGATAACCCTGATAAACTAGCATATATCTTAGACCTAGCTGGCAATGTTGACCGCTTCGGCCATGTAGAAGATATTAAGATTGTCCCAGTTGAAAGCACTACCGACTATGGGTATAAATACACCAAAGATGTGATTGTTTATAAGCCAGGTAAAACAACTAAAATCTTAGACAAAATCTCCTAGGTTGCAAAGGTGAACCTTTCGTGATAGAATTGTATCTGATATGAAAAAACAAAACTCTAATACCCCCCAGAATACAGAAAAGAGGAAGACATTACATCGCCATATTAAGGTCAGCCCTAAAGCTTACACTCGTTTAAGACATCTATCTAAAGACACTAAATACCGTAGCCGAGGGATTGTCGGCGTGGTTGACGACTTAGTACTTGGTGAGTTTACCACGGTTGGTTCAGGGAACACGAATAATTTGCATCCGTTCTCTGTAAACAAAAAATCTTCATCAAAATGATGAAAAACTATTGACAAAAGGTGTACCTTTTAATATAATGAAAATACGAACATTAACAAATACTACTTGAAAATAATATGACCTTCGATTTTCATATGTTTTTCACTTTTTCTATTTCTGTATATAATCTCTACTTATATATATAAATAAATATAATCCTATCTATACAATACATCTGGAAAACACTTATGTAGTATTTAGAATAATGTTCTAGGGGGAGAGATGCTGGTGATAGTTCACTCTCGATACGGCGTTTCCCCCCCGGACGAAGTGGCACTTTAATAAAATAATATCTTTGGTTCAGATATGAGCCTGTGGTTCTCCGCATTTTAACTATAAATATCTCTACATATTTATTGGATTTTACCCCTCTAGCCGTGTCATTAGGCGTTAATGAGGCATTGGTTATTTCATTTACCCACAGGCCCATACCTGCACCAAAAACACAATATCATAAGAATTGGGTAAGTCAGGAGAAAAGGAAAGACAAAATGTCTATGGATTTGTCGGCGACGATAGCTTCTATCGCTGATACTGAAAAATCCTTGGCAAAACGGTTGGACGCTCTTAAAGAGGCTAATCCTGCTGTTTTTGCTGAGTTAGATAAAATCTCTAACGCACAAAAGGAGGTCGAAAAGCTCAAGGCTGGGTTAAAAAGCTACCTTGATGAAGAAAAAGACTACGATGTGCATGAAGTCGGAAATGTCCGAGTTAGCGTCTCTCGAATTACCAAAATCGCAGTTGGGTCTATTGAAGAAGTACCAGCTGATTTCAAAGAAACTAAAACCATGGAAGTAGCTAATGAGAAGAAGGCTGAAGATTATCTTCGTCTATATGGCTCACTGCCAAAAGGTTTTATCGATAAATCATACTCACGCTTTAACTGGACTGTGAAGAAAGGTTTATAAAAAACATGAAAAATGAAATTACTGAAATTGATAAAGCAATGGAAACAGCCGTCGCTTCTGTCAATAATAAACGCTCTACTCCTACTCGTAGGGTACCTGTAAAAACACAGAATAACCCAACCGCTACAATCTCTGTATCGACTAATTCTACCCAACCAAAATGCGTAGATGATGATGTCTCTAAACTAAAAGCTTTTGTAGATGGGGCTGGGCTCGCAATCAAAAAAGATAATAAAGCCTACCTACTTGCTGAAGCTTGGCAATATATCATGGTTCTCAAAAATCTAACTGCTCGTTGTGAGTGTGTAGATACTCGTGATGAAAAAGGTGCATTGATAGTCACCGCTCAATGTATCATAACTGATGAAAATGACAATGTCGTTGCTGACGGCGTTATGCAAGCAAGGTCTGATGAATCATGGTTATCTGATAAACCTGAGTTCGCTGTCTATGGTATGGCACAAACAAGAGCTATCTCTCGTGCATTGCGTAATAGATATGGTTATTTAGCAAGGGCTTGTGGCTTCCAAGCTACCCCTGTTGAGGAAATCTCATAAAGGAAAGGTTTTGACTTTTTCTGCTTAAGAGTAGACACTAATACTATTATGAAAGAGGCAAAGAAGAAAAAGAAAGCTCCTAAACACAAACTCTACAAAACCAGAATAGATAAGGTAATAGAGGTAAAAATCTCTCGCTCACTATTCTCTCTTGATGGTAAAGACCACTTTATTATCAGAAACAAAGACTTCTCAATCTATGCTGATATCACTAATCCAAGAGTCGTAGGTCGCTCAAAGTGGCTATTCGATAATGATTATGAACAATATTGGGAAGCTGGGGTACATCATGTTGAAAAGACTGGTGCAAACCATATTCAGCTATTAAAAAGAATTAACAAAGACCTTGGATGGGAAGATTACCCTGAAGAGGATTAGACTAATAACTTAAAAGGACACAACAACCATGTTTGATAAAAAACAACACGACAAGAAATCTAATCCAAAGATGAAGGCCGACGGCCCAGGTTATCACACTAAAACTGCAGAATACGACAAAGAACCTTTTGCCGGTTCTAATCATAAGGATTTTGTGGAAAAAAGTTGTGAAAAAATCCGTATAGCATTAGGCAAAAGTGAAGCTGATGACTTTTTAATGTTCGCATTAAACGGTAATGCCGATAGCGATGACTATGCTGATATTGAGGTCGTCTCTTCTAATAAAATGTTGGACATTTCTAACTTCGAGAGCCTTGCTACACTTCTTGCTCGTACTTTTGCACTAAAGCTTGGTCTTAATAAGCGAGTTGAGAAACAGGGTAAGAATATTGACCAATGGTTTGTCGATATCTATGTTAAGCTTATAACTGATTTTACCAAAGAGCTTATTCGTACTACCGTTGAAGATTTGTACGACGATAAAGATATTAAGAATAAAATCCATAAAGCTCTTGGTAAGCTAGAAGCAGAAAATGACCTACTCAAATACTTAGCCTTAGCTAAAAATGCTGAAGTTCAAGGTGTGCCAGAAGAAGCTTACGAGAAAATCGCAGAAAAACTACATGGCTCAATCGTGGACATTGTCGGTCGTAATCGTGAGGCTGAACTTGAACTAGTAGATTTATTCTTATATCAAGAAGCATAACTAAGATTACTATTAACGATTTATTTAGGTGTATATTAACAATGAAAAACTACCATACGAAAAGCGATGATGAAATCAATGAAAGGTCAGCGGGTACTTCGGGCGGACAACCGCTTAAAATGCGCAAGGTGACAAATGTCTCTCTTAATGACGGCGATATGAAACGCTCTACTGAATATGTCACTGAGGGGTTCAAGGACGATAAAAACAATTTTAATCGACTATACCAATTTGACCCGACAGAGTCTGATATGACTAGGGAAGAAGTCTTTAGGAAAAATGTTTTCGATAATATCAACGAACCATTTACTAGCGCTATTTATGCCAAGTTGAACGAAAATGGCACAGTATTCGCAGCTGATTGTTTCTTAGACCAAGATGAAGCTTGTGCCGTCGTCCGTAGCATAGCAGCCATGGTAGGTAACTATTACAAAGGGTACGCTCGTGGTGACTACGATAAAATGTTAGAAGGTAATTATCGCCTCGTCCAAGAATTTCACAATAGCCTCGACCACTTCTGGACTGATGAGGAAAAAGCTGGTCTAGTTGAAGCGATGAAGAAATATGTAAAAAAATGGCAAACAAAAGAATAACAATACATAATTACCAACAAGGTTCACAAGAGTGGCTAGACGCAAGACTTGGTCTAGTCACTTGCTCAAACGCATTACTACTACTTGAAAAAGGTAAACAGGCGTGTATGCTCGCAAATAAAGATGCAGCAACTCGCATTACCCCTAACGGAAACTTTTACGCAGAACGAGGTCATGTACTTGAAGAAGAAGTCAGAAATGCACTCAATGAAGATTTGAAAAAACAAGGTCTTGAACTCCGTGAGGCTGGTATCTTAACAAACTCTGAATACCAAGACGCTGGTTATTCACCAGACGGTCTTGTATGTAGAATTGGCGAACCAACTGAAGACTATCTTGCGATTGTGGAAATCAAATCATACAACGATGTAGTTGAGAGAAAAGGCGACCCAGCCTCGGTTACAAAAACTCTCCGCAAAGGTGACAAAATCCTTGGAATAGCATATAACGAATTTGGCGACCTTGTCACAAGGGTCTATGTAGGTAAACACGCAAACGCTTGCAAAGACTATGACAATGTTCCGCTTGTCGCAAGAGCTCAAATCCAAATGGAATTACTTATCTCAGAAGCTCCAATGTGCTACCTTATTCTTTACAATCCTGATGCAACTGGCACCACCCCAACAGCAAAAACTTACACGGTCTTACCAGATGAAAAACTTCAGGAAAACTTAAGAGAAAAACTTCTACAATAGTAATTTCAAAAACTTTCGTGCGTGCGTATGTAAAATAACATTTTCAAAAACTTTCGCACACGCACGATATAGAAGAACCATACTCTACTATAGAGATGGTTCTTTTTTGTGGTCTATAGAGATAGTCTTCACCGATTATCTAGGATGTTGCCACCCTATACTCATAACTAAGCTCATCTTGATTACTGTCTTATATGGCCCCCTCTACTACATTTAATAACGAACAGCCACCAAAATAAGCGAACGCAAATAACTGCTAAGACAATCTGAATAAGCGAATATAAGCTAACATTAAGCGAATATGCGTCTTCTTCTCGTTCCTCTGGCCTATGCCCCTTCCCTGTATGATGTATTTTTGCCAAATCTCGCTATACAGGGCAAGGTGTTTAGTTGCAATACTCACACTCATACAAAAATACTGGCTTATATAGAGATGTAGACACAATAGACAATGTTTTTTATCATCCATCGCCCCCCCTTACCTAGCTGTATATAGGTATAAAGATATAAAAACATAAAGAGATTACTACCTCTCATCCATCTTCTCTATATTTTTGGCAAGTGAATAGGCCCTAATTAAATTAAAGTGGGAAAAAAATTGCTTCCTTAGATTAAAAGACGACTTTTATTAAATTAAAGGACGAAAAGTCGGCAAAAATCGACATGAGACACTAAAAAGACGAAAAAGACGATAAAGAATACCAAAAAGTGCCCTCTGATAGCGGACTTCTTGAGAAAAAGACGCTACAAAACAGTTTTCAATTTTGTTTCTAAAAGATGTTGACTTGGGTTATTGAGACTTGTTATCATTGCATTGACTTTTCGATGAATTAACGACATCGTCGCACCTCTTAAAAAAATGCTAAAAATTACTATATATATTATATATGCAATTTTCGCAATTTTGAGACACATCGTGAAGGTTCGTAAATTAAGTTTAGGTTAAAAGTTTATATGTGGTACATATCGTATCTGGGGAATACGGGCTGAATTATAGCCATAAGATAATAAAATATGCATATCGATATCGACATATAAAACCCTGAGACGATAGTCCGTAGATTATAAAAACGATAATATCTTAGAGAAACTATTGAAGATTAAAAATTCGGAATAATACTAATAATAAAAGAAAGGAAATATATTCAAGCTGATTATCATATTTAATTTATATTTATAACTATAACAAAAACCCTATCTATACATAAAAAATAAACACTTAAAACAGAACATATTGAATAAATAAATAAAATAACTGAGATACGAAACATTATCTCAGTTTTTGCATAACGAAAGGGAAAGCATAAGATGCTAAAAATTAACATTAACCAAGTTCCGAATTTAATTGAGCTTTGTAAAAAGTCACAGAACAATCTCTTAATCGTAGGAAACCCAGGAGTTGGGAAAAGCCAAATTGTCGGGTCGTTAGAAAATGACCATTGCAAAGTCACGATGTTGACTGGCTCAAGTACATACGAGGAAACAGCAAACGGTATTCCACGAGATAACAAAGAGACTAAGATGCAAGATTATACAAGGCCAGAGTGGTTTGTAAATATCTTGAATTGGGCTGAAGAACATAATTCTGATGAAGATTACCAAATCTTATTTATTGATGAGTTTAATACTGCAGACCCACAAGTTTTGAAGACTTTTCTTTCAATCTTGACTGAGCGTAAAATCCCAACCCAGAAAGAACCACTACCAAAGCACTTAGTGATGGTCGCAGCCATGAACCCATGTTCACAAAATGAGGGTGAAGAACTTATTCGTCCGATGGCTTCAAGATTTATTACTGTCGAGATTGAGTCTACTATTGAGTCATATCGAAAATATATCACTGGTGAGATTAACGAAAAAGACAATATCATTGTTGAATTGTTAGATACAGAACAACCACTTACCACTAAACAGTTTGAGTCTTACCTATCTCAGGTCGTTGAACAAGATTGGCACGGGTTTGAAGCTGGAAGTTATCATGAGATTAACCCACGCTCAATGTCAAACTTTTTCAGAGCAATGGGATTTGTAAAAAATCGAAAGCAAGTTTCACAGAAACTATCTCAAGCTTTCTTCGGGAAAACATATCAATATTTTGACGAAGAAGAGTCTGAAGCACAAAAAGAAGAAAAACGAAAACAGAAAGTGAAAAAAGGCGTAGTTCTACCTACATACGAAGACTTGGTACAGATGAGCACTGGCGACCTTATTGAGTTAAAGCAACAGCTTTTAACTAAGGGCCCACAAGGGTTTAATGCTGTAGCAAATATTATCAAAATCTTAGCAGACAGAGAGGAAGAAAAATAATGAATATCGCACCACGAAACACAGATTTAGAATACAACATGGAAGATTTATTGAGCTATGAAGAATTACTTATTGCTCAGAATACCCGTGTAGAAGAAGTTTCTTATGTATTACTTGAAAAAAATACAAGAAGGATTAGCAGCTTTACTTATGTATTCAATACCCCAAGGGTCGCAGATGAGGCTGCCAAAATCGTCGAACGACTAGCAAAAGAAAAGCTCAATCTCGATGAAAACGATATTGTGCGTATGACTAAGACGACAATGACGCTTGAAGAATATATCAAACGATGTATTGAGATAACTTGTGATATTGATATCGCTAGAATAGTATTTAATAACTTTATGGAGACTGAGAATAATGAAATTTAATAATCCTATAATCAAGCCTTCTGGAAGGTGCTACTGGAAAGATGGAACCGATATAACTATTCATACCGACAATGTACCGAAAGACTTTTACGATAAGATGAACGAAGCAATGTATGCTACAAAAGGAAAAGCGAATAACAATCTGGGACTTGAGCTCGTCGTAGCAGGAGTCCCGACAGAGTTAATTAAACAAGTGATGGAGGTAGTTGAGAATAATAAATATTATTATGATATTTGTTCTGATGGGCGTTTTATTAAAGACTCATCCTCGAAAATGTTTTGTTCTAACGATAGACAGAAGAAAAAGCGTCGTTCCGGCAAATATGTGAAAGAAAAAATCTTATATAAAGACACACTGATTGGTCGTAGGCTGAGAGCAATGTTCGGAGAAGAATTATTGACTCAGAAATTCGAATATACCACGAATATGACTGGGGATGGAGTCTTTGCAATATATAATGACCATTGTCCAATACAAAGCGGGCTTGGGCGTACAATGTTTGCGAATTCCTCAGCAATTCCTCTATGTTTATACTTCTCAAAGTTTGATGACGAGAAAAAGAAAGCTATCTTAGCAAATAAAACTCTCGCTACACTACTTTTAGAAAGGGCGTATAACGAACATATACCTTATTCTTTACATGAGGAATGTATCTCAGAAAAGACTTTTGTTAAAACTCAGGTTGAGCTATACCTCGAAGAATTATATTCATTAACACAGATTGAGGGCGGGCTAATGCCTCTAAACATTACTAAGAACTCAATCACAGCAGATAGGTATAATACTTTATCAGAAGTAGGCTTTGCTTGTTATCAAATAAAAGATATTAAGATGTGGGTACTACTCTTAGCGGCAATCACTAACTTAGAAAAGGTAGGGCTCACTATTTATCATACGAGCACTGGCAGAAATATAGCTACAGGTAATACAAGAAGAGGGTATAAGCGACTATTACAAAAGGTTAATAAATCGTATACAGAATATAGCAAGTTACTTCGTAAAGGTTTTACCCCAGAAATAGCACGAACTGCTGTGCTTGAACAATTAAAGTTCTGGGTCTCAGACTGGAAGAATACTGATGGCAAATGGAATATCTGTAAAATCAAAGACTGGCAAGGCCAAGAGACAGATAAACAAGTAGAGACAAAACCTAAAACTAAAACTAAAACTGAGACTAAAACTAAGCTAGCAACTATGGAAGATATTAACAAGGTTTTATCTAAATAAGAAAGGAGATAATGATAAATGGCTTATGAGTTTAATACATTTTATATCACCAAAAATGCTACTGAAGAAGAATTGACCGAAGCAGTAGAAAAGGTTGATAACTGGTGCAAAGACAGAATTCATGGGGTAATAGATTTATATTTTAAGAGTATTGACTCACCATATAACTACTTAATCCGAGAATACCCTATACTTGTGGACGATGAACTGCCACCAGCGTATGTGGCAGCTTTAATCAATGCAGAGTCGCCAGCAATGTTCACAGGCGATTATGTAGCAGTATCTACTAAATTAGTCGCAAAAACAGTTATAGAAGGAGCGTTAATCCGAGCTGAAAAAGTGGCTATGGTAGGAATATCAGGTAGTGGGCTAACAGACGAGATTTTGACTATTATTGCTCATGAATATACTCATGCACTCTATAACCACTCAATCTTGAGACAAAGATTTCATAAGAAGACAAAAGGCAAAGACGATAAAACATTTATGCTTGCTTGTGAAATACAGGCAAACAGAGGGGTCTATGTCAATAAAACTTCGTTAGTTTATGAACTAGGCGTAACCGAAGAAAAATTCATTAAAGATGTACCAGACATTGCTACAGCAAAAACTTTAGATAATATCTACATTGCACTTAAAAATGTCTATAAAGATAAGATTGAGAATAATCAACAAGGAAAAGGGAAGGAAGATAATAAAGATGAAAATCAAAGTAACAAGCAAGGACAACAACAACAGTCAGGAAGTGAAGGTGAAGAAAATAAACAAAATCAAGGTAACAGACAACAATCAAAACAACAGTCAAAGTCAGGAAGTGGAAGTGAAGAGAACGAAGCTGGCAAAGAATTAAATGATGTACAACAAAAAGCATTAGACAGACTATTCAAACAAGAAGAAAAGAAAGGTACATCTTCAGGCTTCTTACATGACTATAGTGAAGATGAAGTAGAGGATGATAGTGAGAAAGGTGCTAGGACTCTACTAGAAGAATATAACCAGAGAGTCGAAACTGCAAAGATAAAGAAATCACTCTTAAAACTGCGTGCAGTATTAAAAGGAGATTTATCAAAAGGCAAAGTACCTACCTATTCTCGACCATCTCGTAGAGCTTCAGACAATAACTTATTCAAGAAAGGTAAAAAGAACGACGCTCGTTTCAATCCCTCTATTCTCTTAGCACTAGACTCTTCAGGGTCAATGTCATCTACTACCATTAAACAAGTCACAGAAGCGACTGTAGACATTATCAAAGCATTAGGACGAGACATCTCGAATTGTTATATCTGTCTACATGACGGAAAAGTCTATAACTTACAAAAGCTAAAAGACTATGAAGAGGTCTTAAAAACTTACCGACCATCTGGAGGAAATAACTTCTTAAGGGTCTATCAAAAAGCAGTAGAACTAAACTGTGATGTAGTCTTAAATGTAGGTGATGGACTAGATAGTATAGAAGACTGGGCTTATTGTTTTAGAAAAGATGGTAATGAAAAAACAGGTAAAGGGTTATTAAAAACAAATAAGAAATTAACTTGGTACGATTGTTTAGTTTATAAACTAGATGACGATGCAGCAAAGTGGTACTATCAAGAAAACTATAAAGATGAAAAACTAGGCGGGGTAAAGAGAAAAACATTAGACTTAGTAGGCTCTTTACGACCAAAAGAAGACTTTACTGAAAAAATTGAAGAGTCATTAAAAAACGAAATCGAACGAAGAAATAGATAATAAATAAATAAAACAATAACAAAAAGAGAGGCCTCGCCTCTCTTTTTTTGTGCTTCAAAAATATTCAAAAAAATCATATAAAAAACACTAAATAGAAGAACTCGCACTAGCGTGCTCAAAGTAAGAAATATAAACAACTCGTAGAACGACTCGTGTAAACACTCAAGGAACGCAATATAACGCACATTAGACGAACGAGAACGATAAACATGATACATCTATCATCTTTTGTCTAAACTCGTCTCTAAACTACCTTAAAATGTCTTAAAATTGATATTTAATATGTTTGACTACTAAAAACTCTCAAAAGATACTTAAAGCTCGTATAAACTTGTACTAAAAGTGCTTAAAGAAAAACACTCAAAAACTCGTACTAAAGTACTCAAAGTAAGAAATACATAAAGAAAAACATATAAAAACATATAAAAGTATGTATATCGTGTGTAGATGAACAATATGACAGACACACATATATAGATATAGAGATATAGATAACGATAGGTAGACATAACGATATTGTTTAGTGTTCGCATAAATGCTCAAGTTAAGGTATAATGCTAGTTATGAAAGAAGAGATGAACCAAGTGAACACTCAAGAATATACAAACACTCGTACTGATAGTACTCAAAGTCAAATGACAAACTTTGATGTAATGACTGATATTAAAGAGAAAGAACAAGAATTACAAGCTAAGATGGAACAGAAGTATAAAGCTACGCTAGCTGAGACTGAGCATGAAGTTCCACTAAGGACACTTTATCAGGGGAAGAAACTAAAAACAGCCAGGTCAAGATACTGGCTAGTGCAGAGCTTCGGGGGTTTTACGAGAGCAGAAATCGACTCATTTGTCAAGGCCTATAGTAAAGAATTGACAATTGACGAGCTTGAGGTTATAAATTTATATCTGAAATCACTTTCTGGTGATAAAGAAGCTCGTAATTTGCTTTGGGAAATTAACAAAGAAATCTTCAAAGCTACTAAGCAAGTCTTCATCGAACAGATGAGAACAGAGGTAAATTCTAATAATGCGAGTCGTAATTCCCGACTTGATTTAATTTTAGCAGACATAGAAAAAAGTGTCAACACTAAAAATGCACAAAATGCAGAAATTATATTAGAAAATAAAACAGACAAAAATCAATAGCAAAAGTGCTGTTTTTGGCAAAAAATGGGGCTCAAAAATGGCTAAAATGCTATTGACAAGAACAGTATAATATTTCGTAATATGCTCAAAAATGAGCATATTTTGATATATATGAAAAGAAATAAGAAAACTTTCTACCCCTGTTAGTGTTGTAGAAAAAACATAGATAAAATCAAAAACTTTTACAACTCGTACTAAAAGTACTCAAGATAAGAAAAACTTTTGTAAAAAGATATTTACAAAAACTTTCGTGTGTGTCATAATGAAGATAACCTTAACAATTCAAACTATCAGAGATAGAAAACCCACCTCTATAAAGCTCTTGATAAGACTTGCAGACTGACGAACCGTTAAGCCGATAACCTTATCACTATAAAGCTTAAATAACAGAGGTAATTGAAGCTTGCAGACTGATGAACATCATTAAGCCGATACCTTTAATTGTATTCGTTTCACTCGTAAGGAGTGAACTCTATCTTTAAGAGCCAGATATTAGCTAGAAACTAGGGCGATAATTGAAGCCAAACTTGAAGCTAAAGAAGACACGTGATAATTTGAGACATATATTAAGGACTGAAACTGTAGCCAAACACCTGAGAAGGTGTGAATTTTCGTTTGTAGCCTATATTTATATGATATTCATAGATTTTACTCACAGAACTTGAGACCCATATATTTATCGACTCATCACAGAACTTGAGACCCATATATTTATCGACTCATCACAGAACTTGAGACCCATACTACCCACCAACTTAAATGAGAACTTGAGACTTTTTATCTCTCATTTTTTTGGCAACAAGAAAAAGCCCCATTTAAGTAAAAGGCCTTCCGAAGAGACTTAAATTAAAGAATATATTAAAGACGCTATTTTAGTCCTATTTTGACCATATTTATATCAAAAACGCGTACTATACTTATAACTATACTTATATTTTAATTGATAAAATAACCCCCTATTTATATATGCCAAAATCCTACTCGCATAAATGCTCAAAAAATGCAATATAACCCCTCTTAAACACGCCCGACTCTTAAAAATGTGATGTTGTACATCTTGACACTATAACCACTCTTAAAACGCTTTATATTGCTTTACAATACTATTCACTCTATACATAACTACATAAAAAAATAACATCTATATAATGTTATTCCACCACTTTTCCACAATTCCACCACTTTTCCACAATTCCACCACTTTTCCACAATTCCACCACTTTTCCACATCTATCACAAACATAAAAAATATCACACCATTTTTGATGTGATATTTTTCTTATAACTTTATGTTATGCTTGTGCCGTTGCTTCCTCTTGTGCTTTATATTGCACTACTTCATAACGCTTCAACACTTCACGCCCCTCTGTGCTATTTTTGTTATATGTTTTTACCCCCCCATTTATCTCGACCATTTTGCTCCATGTATCTTCATCGATCCCCTCAATCACCGCATAACTCTGATATTTTTTTGACCCGTCTGTATTTAACCCCTTGCTCGCACTCTTGAAAACGCTAATGCCGTTATTTTTTAATGCTTTTACTTCATCGTCATTAAACGTGATTAAACGAATTTTATTGTTGACTATGTCAATGATAAAACCTTGACCGTCCTCAATTCCTAACACTTTTGTTTTAATGTGCTTCTGCTTCCCATCCGTTGGGGAACTCCAGAGTCCAATTGCGGAATTCGTAGAACCGCCGCCATTTTTTGATATCGTTTTGAACCCGCCCTTATTTTTGATTGATTGAATAAAATTGCTATTCATATCGTTATCCCTTATTATTAAATTGCTATATTTATAAATACCTGTATATTCCTATCTATACATATCTGATATTTATATTTTAATTATATACTAATATACCCCCCCCTGTATATAGAAAGGCCAGGTACAGCCCACCCAGAGAATTGAGGTAAACATAAGAAGGTGTACCTTTAAGACAATGTGGGTGTGAACAATACTAATACGATAAACAATTTCAAAATCCCTCACAAAAAAATCACATCAACCTACTTGACAAAAGGTGTACCTTTACTCTATAATGTAGGTATTATGAACAAAACAACTAATAAAACTAAATCACTAAATACTAAATCTCACGAACGAAGTGAGCTGGCTGCCAAGCCTCTTAAAACTAAAAAAGAAGAGATGACCCCACTTGACGCCATCTGTCTAATTGCAGCGTTATGTCTCGGGTTCTTCATCGCTAGTTTGCTGGTAGCCGCCATCCCAGGCCCTATACTCGGATTACTCTTATTATTATTCTTCTTCTTTGGTGGCTGGATGCTCTTGTAAACATTTATGCGAACTATAATTAAAATGAAAGGATGAAATAATCTACTATGAAAAAAATTAAATTAGAACTAGAACCTACTGACCCTAAGCTTGTGCTTAAACACATCTTAAAAACAGTATTCTTTATTATCTATTTATATGGGCTGGTGGTAATCACACCGCTTTTACTTGACGGATTATTCAGTGTTGACTTATTCACATGGTTAAAACCTGTGGTTAATGCTGTGCTTATGTTGATTGTCTACGGCCCGTTGTTTGCTAGAATATTAGATATATTAGACAACTTGGGTGGAGAAAGGTAAAAAATAATATGCCGAGTGAAACGAGATTGAGCGCTAGCGAGCGTGAAACGACTAAATATTATAAATTGAAAAGTGACCTTCCGACCTTCAAGGCTGGTGATGTGTTCAAGATAAATTGGTCAGGCCACCTTGAATATGTTAAAGGTGCACAAGAGGTGAAAAAAGGGCAGGAGCTAATTGCATATACAAAGATGACTCTCGACAAATTTCCTACCATCTTAAAAGACTGGTTCGAAGAAATGCCTGATTACGATGTTTATAAGAAATGGCGAGCGGAAAACGGTGGGAAATATTGGTTTATTAGTGACGAGGGGGATGTATTTAGTGCGTACGAACTAGGGACTAGCACAGACACTAATAGGTGGAATAGGGGGAATTATTACAAAACCGAAGGCGACACGAAGAAACATCAAAAATATCTTAAAGCGCTCAATATCTTGTTAGCTGATGCTAGTGGTGGTGAATATGTTGACGGTGGAGATAACTGGACGGCGGTTTATGACTGTTATAGAGGCATATATGATATATCTGACAATGTTGATATTATAAGTGTCGGTAATAATATCTGGTTCCAAAATGTTGATGACATTGAGAACTCACTTAAAAAACACCGTGATGAGTGGAACATTGTAAGAGACTATTATAGGATTAACAGGAAATAGGTTATATGGCAAAGAAAGATAAAGATAATAATATCAACATTGAAGGCCTAGATGCAGAGTTAAAGATATTACCTCTTGATGATATATTCCCTGACCCAAATAACCCTCGTGTACATACTGAAGACAATATCAAAGAGATTGCTGAGTCGATTAAAATGTTGGGCTTTAATAACCCTATTCAGGTTGTGCCGACTAGTGATAACAAATACAAAATCGTCGCAGGGCATGGACGCTATGAAGCGTTGAAATCATTAGGTATTAAGGTCGTACCGTCTTTTATCTTGAAACACTTAGAAGGCGATGATGCAAGAGCCATGGCGGCGAATATTGCTGATAATGAGATTGCTCTGCACTCGTTTTACGATGAAGAAAAATTAGCTACTGCCTTAAATGAACTACAAGAATTGTCTGAACAGCTAGTTGAGGCTAGTGGTATCGACATGGACAGGTTCTTAGACATTGCATACGGTAATTCGTTTACCGAGGAAGACTCATTTGAGCTTAATGACACGACTGTCTCGTCTTTTAAGCAGGATGTCAATGATATTAGTAATGTTGATAATAATAATCCGACGAAATTCGATGACTTCATTAAAGAGAATATAAAACCCAAAGATGTCTTTAAGGTCGGGAAACTTGAACATCGTGTGATGTATGGTGATGCGAGCGATGCAATTGATATGGAAAAGTTGATGGGGGGTGGTGATGTATCTGCTGATTTGCTGATTACCGATGCTAGACCTCTAAACAAAGGTGAGAGACGAGATAGCTATCGTGCTTACATGACTGAAGTGTTCGGGATTGCGAAAGAAATATTGAATAGGAACGGTAAAAAGGGTGGTAATTTCTATGTTTTATACCCTAATGATGTGACACTTGAGGTCTTAAACGCACTAGAAGACGCTAAGATGTACCGTGAACAGAACTTAGTCTGGGTGATGAATAATATGTTAGTCAGCGGTAAATACGATTACAGGTGGCTACATGAAAATATTGTCTTTGGGAAGAGTGGTGAAGATGATGATGGCACAGATTACAATCCTATTGTCCATCAAGACATTGCGTATGGCTTTACTGAGAAGAAACTAAAATCATGGAATAATGATAAGAGACAGCCGTCTGTGATACAGATTGACGCTAATTCGACCACTAAGCCGTTAAAACTGGTTGGTTATTTCATTAAGAACCATTTAGAGGTGGGTGGTAATATCTTAGATTTGTTAGTCGGTAGTGGCACAGGTTTAATTGCTTCTGACCAACTACATCGCCATTATTTCGGTATTGATAATGATAGCGAAGCAATTTTAACTGCTTTATGTAGGTTTGCTCAAGATACTCGTTATGAACAACCAATCATCAACGAGAGAACTGGCGAGAATATCACTGAAAAAATAAAACAATTATTGAAATAGTGTGATATTGTAAGGATGAGGTAAGTATTTATTTACCTTGTACCTTACATGACCAAAAAATAAACAATTGATGTAAATTCGAAGGGGGGCTAGTCAAAATGGTTCAAGCACGAAAAATCGTCTGTGTCGCTGTGGTTGATAACGACTTACAGCGACAGAACCTAATTCAATGTATTGAAATACTGAAAGGTACTCCAGTATTGACAAACAACACGACCGTACAAGTTTCTGTTGACTGTGAAAACGGTAAAAACAAGGAACAGGCGGAAAAGCTCATCGAGCTATTCGAACATTACTGGAGACATGATATTACTTTCTATACCTAGAAGACGACAGCTTATATTTAGTGTCTACTTCGCCTACAATGAAGACAGGGGGTGATAAAAAATTGTTGTGTCCCACCTTTTGTTTTTAGGGTGGGTGAAGTTTATTAGTTTTGTTTGTTTGCTTTTGTTTGTTTGTTGTTTTATAGAGAAAGGTGGTGATGTCTATAGTGTTTTGATGTTTTTGGTTGTCCTAAGTTTTAGCGGCTTGCGAGCTTAGCGAGCAGTTAATCCCCCTGTGTTATGCAGGGGGATTTTTAGGATTTTATAATTATTCAGACAACAATTGTTTATACACTTCATACGCTACCTGAGCCATCATAACTGGTGGGACGCTCATACCTTGTACATAGTTAGGTGAAGCGTCTAGGTAGTTATAATCATGTGGAAAGCTAGATATATCGTCTAGCTCTTCTTTATACACCGTACGACACTCTAATGCGTCGTATAACATCGACGATGATGCAACTGTAAATGGTACCTTATCAAGAGCTAACTTCTTTGCCCCTGCTAAGAACACCCCCATTGGACAGCCAGGTTTGGTTTCATGCCAATAGTTGATTTGTGTCGTGGTGTAAGGAAGCGTGCGAAGTGGCGTGCCAGAGCTTCTTCTTATCTGCCCGAAGGTAATCGGTGGCTCATTAAATGATAATTTAAGATGTTTACCTAGCCTATTCGCTACAAAGAACACTCGTCTTCGCATCTGTGGCAGCCCCATGTTCGTACCATCACATAAGAAGATGTCGATGTTATAACCCATCTTCTTAAAACGAGCCACGATAGCATTGACATATTTAACTGCCTTACCTCTGATAATCCCTTCAACATTTTCTGCGATGACGACTTTTGGTTGCATTTTCTCAGCTACATCGAGAAAATCGAAAAACAGTTTATCTAACTCTTGTTTAGCCTGCCCCTCACGGAACTTCTTCTCTACCCCCCATGCCTTTTCACGAGACCCTGCCAAACTGAACGTGGAACATGGAGGACTGCCGTCTAAGACATCAACCGTTGGCAAGTCGTCTCTTGTTAGCAAGTCTTTTACTGGGCAGAGAAAGAACTGTTTAGGGTGATGATTTTCTTGATAAATACGAGCCATTTGTGGGTCAATATCATTAGCAGCTACGACATCGTACCCTGCTAGTTTATAACCCATAGATGACCCACCACCACAAGCGAAGGTCGACATCACTGTATGGTGATGTGGTTTTACTCCCTTTGCTGGGTAGCCGTCTTTTAAGTTCCAATCATAATTGAATTTCATATCTTTATCATAGCAGATAAAAAATAGTCTTGACATCTATATTTTATAATTGAAGCAGAAAGGAAAGGAACAATATTTTATGGCTCTAACACTAGCTCCGAAGGACTCTGCCACCCCTATCACTAACGAAGAGTGTACCTCGCTAAAGAACAATACGGGGCTTGCTGTTGGTGACAATAAAAATAACTGCGAAGCCTTCAACTCTGATTTATTACCACTTATCAAGCAAGAACTTGACGCAATCGAACACGGAAATAAACCTATCTTCATGAACGAGGACTCAAAATGCCAAGATGGCGACCCCAATCCAACTATTGCTTCAATGCTCTCAAGAATCTATCGTGTCGCTCAAGCGATTGCTTGTAATCTCTGTACTTATGACCCTGCTCTTGTGACAAGGCTAAAAACAGGTAAAGCTAACCAAGTCTTATGGGGTCAAGGGGTGAATAATTTACCTCTGTGGAAAAGTCTTGATACTACGGTGAATAAAGGCTCCTCTAACATTGCTACTGCTGATGCGGTAGCTGAGGCTATTCAAACTGTCTTACTTGGCACATTTCACCTGTGGAAAGACCATACAACATTTGATTTTTACGCTGAGTCTTTAGATGATTTGAAAGAACAAAATAAAACAAATCCACCATCGCCTAACTATACCGCTTTAATCTCACCAACCGAGGTCTATGTTTATGATGGTGCGACTAGGGAGTGGAAGAAGAAAGAAACCCTCAAAACCCCTGAGAACTTTGCTATTACGCATATTAACAGAGGTGCGTATGCTGATAAGGAAATCTACTTCTTCTTCGACCCTACTAAGTCTGTTGCGACATGGAATGTCTTAGATACAAACCTTGGTAATGTGCAAAGAGATATTGACACTCTTAAAGCTATGATGAATGTTGCTGTGTCTTCTGGTGATGGAAGCCAATACATCATGATGACGAAAAGAACCCTAGCTGAAGCTAAGGCTGTTCCACCAACTGCTGGCAAGACAACCATTGTCTTAATCACGGAGGAAGACTACTAAAATGAGTACTGGTCTTGCCATTAAGGCTTATACCAATATCATTTCTGGTGGCTATCACGGTGAGGAATATGGGGCGAGCCGTCAATACGCTGATTGGACTGATGTGCCTCTAAATGGTTCAGTTGTTTCGTCATACCACTATCGTGACTCTGATTATGGCCTTAACCACAGGTCAACGAGAGTGACCGTCACTATTTTAGATAAGTGGTCATCTGTATTAGAACCTGATAACTCATACACAATTACTGTTGACTCGTATTTGCTAGGTATTGAGAGGGGTGATAGGCGAGGCTATGCAGGCCCTGTGCCACGCTCTATTATGGTTAGACAGAACACCGTAGGCCCATGGCTACACCAATGGCCACGCACGACGACCAACGCTGTAAACACAATTTTCTCTGGTAATCTATCTATCGGACGAAAGGTCTGGCATCTCTACCCTGAAGGCACCCCAGGCCAATTAACTGAGTCGTCTACTGGTTCGATTTACTACCGAAATGTGGTCGCTGGTCATGAAGGCACCCCACCGCCGTCTATATACGTAGATGAATTTTTCATGGGCATGAACTTCAAGAATACTCTTCCTCGTAGGCTCAATCCACCTACTTTGAATAAAATTGTCCAAACCCCTGATATTTGTCTCTACCAAGCTAACGCTGGACTTAGACTCACTATGGGGAATATTCCATCAAATGATAACGATGAACATACTGTGTTTTTGCAAATCGCAGCCGATAGTAATTTTACTGCCCCAATCAATCTCTACGCTAAGGCTAGACGAAGTGCTGATGGTACGACTTATTTCAACTTCCCTGATGCAAAATTAAAACCGAATACGACTTATTATTATCGTGCAATTTTGAACCAGCCAGACCGATATTTAACTGATTGGAAAGGCGGCGAATTTAAGACTATTCCTGTTATTCACCCTAGCGAGGCGGTTCCCCCGATAGATGATGATGTATGTAATAAACTAACAACTAATATCTTGGTAGAAAGGTAATCTAAGAATATGTATAGAGGACTACAAATCAAAAACCTGACCCAGATTATCTCTGGTGGCTATCGAGGTGAGTATGTTGGCGTTACTGGTGCTGGGCTAGAGTCTTGGACACCAACACCGCTTAATTCATCAATGTCTAGTGTTTATTACTACACCGACTCAGATAGTGGAAATAACAACAACTCTTCTCGTGTTTATGTGAAGGTGAGAGATGAGTGGACATCTACCATCAATCAAGCTGATAACTCAATTACGGTTAAGGTCACAACCTATTTAATAGAAGTCTCTCGTGGTAATATTATCGGCTTCCCAGGCACTGCCACTCGTGTAATGAAAGCGTTCCCAGATAAAGGCGGGGCTTTAGCTTGGACTGCCAGTGGCTCACCAAATGCCAACATCACTTATCTAAATGAGAATAATAAGGTTAAGCTTGCTGAGCGTACTTTTACTCTTGCCCCAGGAGAGGAAGCTGGTAAAGGTACGATTTACTATAAAAACTTCTTTGAAGGCCATGAAAACGATGCTCTGCCGTCTATTTATGTTGATGAGATGTGGATTGGTACCCAATTTAGAAACACGCTAATTGGCAAACCAAAAGCCCCTGTGTTGTCGCTTAAACAACAGTCTTCTTCTAACTGCGAAACCTCAACTGCGGTGGTGAGTATCAAACAGACTGGATTTAATGATTATAGGGCTTCATCTATCTTTGTAAGATATAAAACCTCTGACGGACAATTCGGTGAATATTTTAAGCTCGCTTCAACTGAAACGGCTGAATTGACAATCCCGAACCTTATGCCTAATACCTCTGTTGAGGTCGAGGCTTATTCTCTTGGTGATGGTAAAGAATCTGACCACCAGAAACTGACCTTTACAACCACCACTCGTCCAGTTGCTTCAGACATTAAACTAGTCGCACAAGAAGCTAACCCTGACGAAACGACCGTCCACGCTACGGTGAAGTTGACCAACCCTGATACTAGTGTGAAAAACTATGCTAGATATGGTTATAAAAACAAAAGCCTGTTTGTTCCACTTCAACGACCTAAGGAAGGTTCATTTGAAGCCAATGTGCAGCCAGACGGCAGTATTGTTGTTAATGGTACAACAAATAATGGTTGGGGTGAAAACTTGACTACCGGCTCGCCGATTGAATTGAAGAAAGGCAAACAATATACCTTTTTGCTAGACGCTCCATTTTTGGTGGGACTTCGTGGTAGGCTTGCATATAAAACCCCTACGCTTGGCTCTAATCCAAGAGAATTTTATATTCCTGCTGGCAAGCTTTATACTGCCCATATTCCAGATGGCGATATAAACAATATCTCTCTCTATTTTTCATTTAGTGGTGAAAAAGTCAGACACCCATATACCTTTAATAACACTCGTTTCAAACTGACGATAAGTGAAGGCACAGCGGTTAATGATAATATCATTGATTATCATGAACAATCTGTTGCTTTACCAGAAGGTGAAGGACTATACAAACTAACTGATAATGTCTATGACGAAGTGAAGGTCGAAGGTGGTCGTGTCAAACTCGTGAAGAGGGTAGGGAAGCTTGAACTTAGTGGTGAAGAAAACAGTATTACCCAATATTACATCACTAAGGCTGGCACTATCGGATTTAAGTATAAAAATTCGACTGAAGAGAAAATCTTTGTTCAACAAGACTCTGTAGCTAATATCATCTGTTCGCATTTTAATGCAATCAACGAAGATGCTGTCTATGCGACAAGGGAAAATAAAACTGGTGTGGCAATCTATGGTGGTTATAATAATTTCCCTAAGTATACTAATACTATGGGCTTTTGGTTCACTGCTCCTGATGCTCTCAATCTCGGTATTTCCGATGTCGCTTCTTTCAAGAACTGGCTAAAAGCTGAGAAAGCTAAAGGCACGCCTGTAACTGCCTACTATGAGATGAAAGACCCTGTGATTACCGATTTAGGGGCAGCTGAATATACTGACTTGCAACCTGTGATTGGTGAGTTGTCTCAGAATAGATATGAAGGCAAAAATCTTGTTAAATTCGATAAAAACTATGTCACTAATGGTATTTCGGTAAAAACCAATGCCAATGGTCGTATTACCGAGGCTAAAGGTACAATGACGGCTGGCTGGACTACAATATCTGCTTTTTACGACAACGCTTTATTCCCTGCTGGAAAATATACCTTTTCTGTCGATAGAGGGTTGAACCACACCCTGACCGTCGCAGGCAATTATGTTGTCGGTGGTGGGTATCTTAATGTCAACTTAAACGCTGGCCAGACTAAAGTGACCTTTACTGCTGACCGTCCGTTTAGAACTCTTCGTATTAGTCTTAGTGATGTTGTCGGTACAAATATCGACCTTGGTGTGTTCACCCCTAAACTATCATTTGGTGAAGAAATTACTGATGAACCATTTATTGGTGATGGTATTCTTGCTGGGTATAGAAATATGTTCGATGAGTTCTCTGAGCTTCCTGTGAATAAAAATGGGTTGAGTTTAATCAACCAAGATGGGGTTCTAAAACTCTCTGGCACGCCAGATAGGGACTGGGTGCAACTTGTTGGTCGAGACATTACAGGGATTTTAATGGACAACAGAGCATATACAATTGCTCAATATAACAACCCAAATACTAAGTTCTATGTTGAGATTTCTGCTCGTAAAAAAGATGGCAGTGGTTCTGATGTAATTGGTAATAAGACCTCTAAAACCCATAACTTCACAGCTGACTTTACGAAATATGACCGGTATACTATGTCAATTATGTGTGGTCGTCAAAATGATAATACCGCCACGCTTCCTCTATTTGGTAACTTTGGACTTTACTATGGTACTTTTAACGAGAACAATCTGCCTGAGTATTCACCGTATTTGACCCCTCTTACTTCTCCTCGTCCACAAGCCCCACAAAAGGTTGAAGGATTACAATTCTTAGACTCTTACCCTGTAACCCCAATAGCTTTATCTTTTAATGATACTAACACTTCAGTTGGTGTGACCCACACGAAGGAAAGTGGTGGCTATATCAAGAGCAACGGTACTATGTCTACAAGTTGGACAACTCTCAATATTCAACAAATTAGCCTCGCCCCAGGATTGTATCGTTTAGAGCGAACTGCAACTGGCAATTTTAAGCTAAATGCTGACTCAAATACTGGTGGCAATCACACGCTCGCTTCTATTCTTAGCTGGGAGAAGAGCACAACCTTTGTTGTCGATAAGACAGAGACTGGGGTTTATTTCCCATACCTCTCACACCCAGGATTTGCATTTGATAATCTCATGAATAAGATTACTCTATCTACTGCAAAATATAAGATTACTCTGCATAATAAGAATGTCTACGATGTAGCTGGTAATAACAGGAATAATAACGGTATCTCGTCTTCAAGAAACGGTGACAACACTTGGTCATTTAGCGGTGTTATGGGCAATACTGGCTGGGCAAATATTACAAATGCATCGAACTTCACCCCTATTCTTTACCCAGGTACTTATACATTTTCTATTGACCACCCACCTGTCGGCTACAATGTCATATTGAAGCTACAAGGCGACTCAGGCCCGAAAGATGTGGTTATCTACCAGAACAATATGTCTACGACTTTTACTACAAATGTGCCATATAAATCTGCTTATGTCTTTCTCCAAGCTCCAGCTGGTACGGTCATCAACGACACTCAACGCTTCCAGCTTGAGAAAGGTGAAACTACTGCTAATCCATCTGTTATGGCAACCCTTAACGACTCAAAGTGGATTGAACTTGGCAAAGACGGGGTGTTGACAATCCCTAAACTCGATACCTCAAAAGAAGTGATTGTCCAATCCTACTCGTCAAAAGATGGGGTGTGTTCACCTATCAACAAACAAATCACCTTCTTCACCCCAACCCCGATTAACGCCCCTATCTTCTCTACCCCAACCCAGACAGATACAGGCAGTTGTATAAATGTGAGCTTCCCATTTGCTCAGCCAGATGGGAACCGTTTCAATACCGTTAAGCACCGCTATTCGTACCATGTGAATAATAGCGAGTGGAGTGAGTTTGTGAATATCACAGAGCTTATCGCAAGACTGTCTTGTGTTGCTTACGGCTCATACGTCTGTGTGAGGGCTCACTCTGTTGGTGATGGACTAAGAGGCGAAACTGGTGAAACCTGTCTCACGGTGTCTATTAAAACACCAGATGATACCCCTTATAACGGCCCACTTTTAATTAACAATGTGTTATGCCAGAGTCTATCTAATCTTGCTGAACTCATCTGTGAAGAGTGGAATGCTATTAAGGAAGATGAACGAGAAATCTACACTAACGATGAACACAAACTAGCTTGCGATGGCGACCCAGAAGACCCTACCCTCTTCTCAATGCTCTCTCGTATTTATCGCTTCTATACTGCGATTAACTGTTTAATTTGTAGCGGACTTAACGATGACTTTAACATCTATAAACAAGGTGGGGCTGGAAAGGTCTTTATCGGTGGAAAATGGATTACGCCTGCAAAGAACTTCAACGATAAGGCTACCAACCCTCTCGTAACTGGTGGAGCGATTTATGATAAATTGCAGGAAGCAATCCAACCACTTTACAAATATTTCAAAACCTACGATTACCTAGTCTACTCTATCGACCATTTAGTAAGTAGTGAGGTAACACCGATTAAGGGTGACATGGCGCTCGCTAGAGATGTTGAATATACTTACGATGGTAAAAACTGGGTGAAAGGTAAAACTCAAGACTTGCATGACTTTGATATGGTTCATGTTAATAACGCTACGAACTATCAGTCTTTTAACGCCGGTGCTAATGTTGTCAAAGTGCCTGCTGGCTCTGGGTGGTACTGGTATGGCGGAACATGGAACCAATTAGATGCTTCTGTGTCGGAGGCGTATGAAGATTTGTCTGAATATCTAAAATCCAATTTCGTATCAAGACTAGATAATAGAAGGAAGATAAAGTACGAAATACTTAATCGCAATATTGATGGGTCAGTCACCCAACCAGCCCCAAAGGCTGCCGACCCTACCTCAAAGACAATCTACTTTATTACGGAGGAGATATAAAATATGGCAAACGGACAATTTATCTGTGAACTAATCGTTAATGTCAATGGCTCTGGCATCACTGCTCAGATGCACTACCGCCATAGGTCTGGTGGCTCATTTTCGTATTTTGACCAAAATTTCCCTGTCCCAACAATGACTATCGATGGTCAGGTCTTCCAAGATACGGCCTTCCAGAACTGGGTTAGAAGTGGAATACAAGTCGGTGATGTTCATACAACAAATTTTTATAAGGCCTGTGCAAATGGTGAAAGAACCGTCACATTTACTGCTGGGCGAGGGTATCGTAATGACTTTGAAGGCTCGTGGTCTAGGACTGTGACAATAAATACTGGCCCTACTACCCCTCAAAATCCGTATGCGGCTCTTATTTCTACCAAGTGGAACGAGGTGGTGATGAGAACCTCTGTCTCTAGCTGGGGGCAAACAGGGACTGGTACCCCATGGCATGAAGGCTTTATTGCTGATAAGAATTCGACATTACAGAACCTTGGTGATACTTCTCGCACTGGTATGGGCTTAAAAACTGTCACCCGAGACTTGTCGACGGCCTTTACTTTTCCTGCTAATTCATACCCACTGGTTAGACGAGGTGGTCAGATTGAAATAAAGGGTTGTCTAGATTTTAAGCTAGCTTGCTACACAGATAATGCACATACTGGGAACGCTAGTTATGTTTCTAGTGAGGTCTTCCATACCCCACCTGCCCCGATTGATACTATTGAGGTTGTCAAACAATCAAGAGTGTCTTTGACTGAGACTGCTGTCACAATTGCGATTACTGGTGGGGACAAAACTAAAAACTACGATGCAAATGTCACGACTGAATATTCATATACGGTGAAAGACGGCACCCCTACTGAGTGGACTGCACTTCCTACTGCTAAAAAGCCATGGGAAAAACAACAATTTGAGGTGAGGCTTCCAGCTGGTAAACAAGTTGAATTCAGGGCTAGACAAATTTATCAAAACCAAGAGTCAGAAATCAAAACCACTAACTTTGTTGTTTATAAACCATTGTCTGGTGTAAAGGTTAAAGATGTCATCGTCGCAAAAGACACGATTAAGGGCACCGTTGAAATCGCAGATTTAGGCTCACCTGCTGAAGATTTCACTACGCTTGAAATGGGGGTGACGAAGAAGAATACTGGGCTATATGGGGCTAACCCTCGTATCATTGTTTCTGCGAAGGTTAATGTGCCAAATAAAGCTACCGCCTTAACTCTCAGTAATTTTAATTCTGGAAAAATTGGTAATCCAGATTTTACAATCACATCAAATACGAAGTATTATCTAGGTGTTTATGCCTATAGTCCGGCTACTAAGTTTAACGCTCAGAGTGGCGATGATTGGTCAGGCACCGCTGGGTATCAAGAGGTTATTACTCTTCCAGAAACAACGGAAGTCAAGTTCACCAATAATGAACTAGTGAATAATAAGGTGACGACGACCTTAACTGCTACGATTTTGTCGCTAGGTGGCGAAGCATTAGAATTGACCCCACAATATCGATATTCTTCTGATCATGGGTCGCATTGGTCTGAGTGGGGAAACTTAACCCCTAACCTACAATCACAGAGTTTTACTATTCCTGATTTGCCGTTTGGCTCAACCATTTTTGTTGAGTCTAGGACAAAGAACTCAAAAGAACAATTCTCTGCAACATCTACTTATCGATACATCACAAGTGATAGACCACCGATAATTGAAGAGTTCACTTATAGCTTTGATGAACTTAGAAGAAATAAAATTAAATTCCACTTAAAACTCTCATCTGTTTACGCATCTAATTCAATCATTAAAAATGCGACATTACGCCTTGACGGTAAAGAAATACGCTTACTAACAGACTCAGCTGCTATTGAAGCTAATGCAGAAGATAGTCTGTCGAATTATCGTCCAAATGCTGTCTTATCATATTATGTTTCAGTTAGTACTCGTGATGGAGTGTTTCAATCGTTAGAAAGCACAATCCAACTGCCTCGCCCGATTATCGGTGTGATAGTTTACCCTAACGGTGAGAAAAAACTAATCACAGATGTGGTCAGTTCTACTGGCCCAGGTCAATTTACAGACCGACTTGACAGGTCTTTTACAAAACTGATTAAAAGATAAACCTTTTATGGTATGATAGCGGTATACGACATCTAAACAAGGAAATATATCTTTATGGCAATTCGCCCAGAAGTACTACAAAAAATATTAAGTGATGCTGATAAAGCAGAACCAATCTCTGGAACTGTAAATGTTTATGACCCAGAGAACTACAACAAAATCCGTGCTAGACAAGAAGCTATGTCTAAGCTTAACGAAGTAGGTCGTGATGGCTACATGGAAGAACAAATCGGTGAAGGTGCGATTGAGTTTAACCCAAACGGTACACTCAAAAGCATTGCTCGTACCCAACCAAAGGTTATCGACCCTCGTCGCTTAACTGCTAACCGTTATGCAAAACAGACTGTCCCAGCTGGCACGCTTGGTCTTCGCCCAGGAACTGATATTCTATTCGCATTTGGTGGTGCTGTAATCCAAGCTTTCGAAAACACTACTTTGACCCCACAGGTGAAGGTTTACCGTTTTCACTACAATACCTCACTTCACGATTGGCAATTCGTGCGTGCTGAATTAGTCGAAGATAAGTTCGCCTATTCAACCATGACTTCATCTCTTGATGGGGCATCTGCTCTTCATCTTATTCATTTAATTGAAAATGATACGGTAAAAGACACCAATATCGATGGCGATAGCCTAGAAAAGGTCTTGACCAGCAAGGAAAAGAATAGTGGTGAAGGCTTGACTGACGAACCAGAAGAGGCACAAGAAGAACCAAAGAAGGACAAATAATGACTTCCGCCCCTAATGTCCCTATGGACGATGAAGCCTTGGCACGAACCGAAAATGGTAAGTTCCATATTCATCCTCTTAAAATCGTGGATGGCGAAATGGACTTCGGCAAATATAAGCAGAAGACTCGTCGCATGATTTGTCAATCTGCTTATATGAATAAAGAAGGTCGGATTTCTATCTGCAAGAACCCATGCTTTACTGTTGTCGGTGAGGGTACTGGTGACCAAACCCAGATTATTGAGTGTGGCAAATGCCGTACCCAATATGTTATTCGTAGGCGACACAATGCCCAAGGGAATACATTATTCTCTACCGCTGTTTGGGCGATTGGTAGGAAAATTGGGGAAAAGGGTAGGCTCTGGACAGACAGAAAAGACTGGTCAGACTATATTATCTTTGGTACAGAAAAAAATAAAACAAAATAATCTGTGCTATGATGTGCCTAGTAGTATCGACCCCTCTTAGCTAGTAATATTAACAACAACGAAAGGTAATAATATGGCAGAGAAAGTCTATACAAAGACTCTAGTGCTGAAAGTAGAAGGCGGCGATGTGACCTTTACGGGGGCTCGTGCTTACGCTATTCAGCGCCAACTTGATGACAATGGTGATTTAATCCACTTCACCGATAGCGTCAACAAGAAACAGACCAATTACTACAAGGTCAACGGCAACTCTTGTACATTTTGTCTTGTTGCTACTGTCACCGCAGGTGATGCAGTTCCAGCTGAAACCGACAAAATCAAGGCTGACGAAGAACTTAACAAGTGTGCTTAATAGGGAGAATTAACCATCATGGCTAAAGAAGAAGAAGTTAAAAATCTTACCCCTATTGAAAACACTGATGAAGCTGTCGAAGAGACTGTCGAAGAAGTCGAAAACGCTGTTGAGGAACATATCGAAATGGCAAAAAGCGTCGATGAAATGATTGAGGAAGCCCCAGCGACTACCTCAAATGAAACTCAAGAGTATCTACGCAACCTCATCAAAAACGCAACTAAATAAGAACTGGAAGGACGATACAACACATATGCTATTTAAGCTACATGACTTTATCGAAGGAGCAATCCCTCGCATGATTTATAAGACATCTGCTGATGGCAATAGTGTTGTTAATTCTCGTGTGACATTTATGCCAGGTGAGGTTTATGAGGCTGTGGATGACACCCTTATTCGTCTAATCAAAGGCGAGATTGGCGATGTCAGACAAAAGTCACTCTTAACAAGTGATTTGAAACAGACCTTAGAAACCAATGGTGTAGATTACACCGTGACTAAATGTGCTTCCTGTTCTGGTGCGAAGCCTTATGCGTTATACAACCCATTTAAGATTTTGGAGGAAAAATAAAATGACACTTCCGTCTGGGACAACAGCTTCTCGTGCCAAAGAAAACACTACCATGAGACAGAAGATTAAGTCTAAATGGGACAAAAAATGTCGTTATGAAGTGGGGACTAGTGAACCACTTCCAAGACAATTCAGTCTTGAAGGTGCCAACTTCTCATCATCTCTTAAAACAGAAGGTGAGAACTGGTGTCGCTTAATCGACGAAGGTGTGGTGGTAGACAACGGCTTCTTTACTGGCGAACCAATGGCTTATGCCGTTATTCGCAAAGGAGTGTTGAAGAAATGGTACGAAAGCTTAACTGATGACTTTGTCGGCACAATCGATAAAGACCACAATAGGTCTATTGACCTCGGATTGTTCACTAAGAAAGATTTACGCTTAGTTGAACTTGAAGATGGTCGATACGCAATCGATGTCAATGTAAAACTCGACCAAGAGTTATACGCTGTCAAAGACTTGCTAAGAATGAACAACCGTACTGCCTTGTCAGTCGAAATGTTTGTCAATGCTGATGAATACGCCACAGCTGAGAAAGTGACTGGCGATGAGTCTCAAGGTAAATACCTTGTCCCTCTCATTGACGACCTTAAGATTGAAGGCTACGCTGTTTGTTTAGCCCCTAAATCTGCAAATTCCTACAAAGACGGTTTGCTGGAAAATGCAGGTTCAACCGATATTAACCTAATCAAGGAAAAAGAGTTTTCTATGAAGAAAAACGAAGAACTCAAAGCCCCTGCCCTCGAACAGGTCGACGCATCTGCAGGCCCAGATGTTGAGGTTACTACTGAGGTCGCTGAGACTGAAGCTGTGGAAACGCCAGCTGTCGAAGCTACTGAGGTTGAACCTGTCGAAGCTGCTGAAGAGGCGGAACAAGAGGTAAAAGAAGAAGCTGTTTCTGAAGAAGAGGACAAACTCTCTGCAATTGAAGCAGAAATCAAAAACCTCAAAGCCGAAAACGCTTCTTTGAAAGAAGAAAATGCCGATTTGAAAGCCCAACTCACTGTAAAAGCAGAAAAAGCATTTGCCACCGAAGAACGCTTAACCAGTATTCTCGCCATGGCTGCTTCTGATGCCCCAACGGCTGATGAGGGTGGCAAAACGACACCTGAAGAAGAGAAAAATAAAACTGAGGAAGTAGATGCCTATACAGCTGCATTTGCTGAACTCAATAAGGAGCAATAAGCCAAATGAACCCAAATGAAATCTTCTCTGGCAAGAACGCTATCACCACCGATGAAGCAATGCAACTTGCAGCGTCAACCAACGCTATCGGTGCTGTCACTAAAGGTATTCAGCCAGATAACTCAAAATCTGTCATTAGCCACGCTAACGACGGTTCAGACCCACTTGTAGCCCGTCTTCTTAACAACGGTGTTGCAAATGAGACTGAAATCCTCATCGACCCATGTAAAACTGGTCGTGAGAAATATTACTTCCAAACCCCATTTGTCATTAACGACACCCTAGTCGGTAAAGACGATGCTGGTAGCACTTGTTGTGTTGGTACCCCAAGTCTTGAAGGCTCACGCTACAAGCTTGACCTACACGAACTCTGTGTGAAAGACTGCGTCAGCTCTTCTCTCGATGAAATGCTAGAAAGCGCTGTCTTCCAGAAATCACAAGACACTCGTGACCCATTTACTGAATACGGCAAGTCTTTCGCAGCTAAGCGTGCTAAATTCGTAGCTCGTTACGCTAAGTTCATCTTTGACCGCAACCTCATCTTAGGGACCACTCAAACTAACGGTGATGCTCTCCGTCCATTTAACGGTCTGTTGTCTCGTCTTGCTGATGCTCGTACCCTCAAGATTGATGGTTCAGCTGGTGTTCTTGAGTCTATCATGATGGCTGACTGTCGCTTGATGGCTATGGGTCGTGAACTTGGTGGCTATGTTATCGCTATCAACCCAATCTTGATGCCAACTCTTCGCCAAGAAGTTCGCACTTACCTCAAAGCTGACCCGTTCTCTGACTGGAAGCTTGTAGGGAACACTGTTTCTTACCGTGGTATGCCAATCGTAGCTTCTCGCTTCGTCGATGTCGACCTTTCTGACAACACTACCTCAGTCTGGTTGATTGACCCAAGCAAGGTCGGTATTAAGACTGTTTACACCCCAACAGGCCCATACATCAAGCGCATCGACTCTCAAGACGACTGTGGTGGCCACTGTGTATCTATGCACCTTGCTGGTTCGACTGTTGTTACTGACTGGAACGGCTTAATCTTAATCAACAATGTTAAGCTTGCTTCTATCTGTGACAGCCTCGTCCTCAGCGGTCTTGATAATTATGTCAACTCTGGTGTCGTTGGTCAGCTTTACCCAAAGGCAACCCTCAACCCAAAGTTAGTCTAATTAGCTAGCTAAGAGTAAGAAAAACACAAAAGACAAATCCCCCTTGCAATACAGGGGGATTTGTAATATCATAAACACAAGAAAAGCGATAGAGCCCACCATTTATCGCTTTTTTTACGCTCTGGTTAAATTGCCCACTGACATAAATCTTCATATAACGCATTTAATGCATCATCAGACATACGACTAAAATTAGGGGTATCAAGACCGTATTTATTCATCATCTTGATACACTTTTGTCTCTTGATATTACGCTCGGTAGTAGCCCTTGTAACATAATCTCGATTAGTGACTGATTTGCCCATCTCTGAACCACCACCGTTTTTCATACGAGCTACGACTGCTTGACGAATTCTAGCGTTAGGCTCAGCCCATTGTTTCTTAGCAGCGACTGAAGAGTTAGGACGAGGCTTACCTTTAGGCCAGCTTGGCTTGGTTCTTCTCTTGCCTAATGCACTCTGTTTCTTGCTGAACTCTTCTTTAGACAGAGGTGGGAAATACAAAGATAGTGTAGGGTTAATATAGATTTTCGCTCCCTCCATGAACTCAGGAACTTCGTAATTATCGTCCTTATTGTCCACCATAGACCTGCACCATATCATCTACACTAGCGTCATTTTCGCCCCTCAAAATGCCTGACAAAACCAATGACCTAACAGCTAGACATAATGAGTCTAGTGCATCTGGGGACTGTCCTAGGCGGCGTTTTATCTCTTTCTTCGCTTCAATCTTAATCTTCTGCCCTTGCTCTGAGTTGCCTACCTCTCGAATTTGTTTAATCAAATCATCATAATATTCTGGAGCGATAAACATCATCTGAGACTCACAGAGTTCTTTCAAATCTAGGTGCATTTCGGCACGCTTGTTTAATGCCCACTTCGCATTGAAATCTGTTTCAGCTCGCCACTCGGTTGGTAATGAACCGAAAGCTACTGGCTCGATGTCTAGGTCAGGGGAAAGTCTTAGTAATGTTTCATATAGCTGAACACCCATACCGATATCGATTGAGACTCTCTCTATTCCATATCTTTCGACTAATTTCAACACATCTAAACAGATATTAAGGGTCGTCATCGTATCATCCCAAACTGGGTAGCGAGTTTTCATATCTTCTTGATAGTCTAATGACACCCAAATACGCTCTGGTGAGATGTTAAGGGTAACGATAGTGACAATGAGTGAGTCTGCACCTTTATATGCAGAGTCGATGCCCATAAATGATATTTTCTGTGACGGGGTAGGAAAAGCAGTTTTATCATAAACTGATGGTAATGTAGTGAAGAAACGATTGCCTGAATTATCTGGAGGGAAATCACAAAGTATGAAACTTCTATATTCATTAGAATATGTCGGCATACCAGTAAGTTCCATTTGCCGTCTTGTCATACGCCCTTCAATAATTGCAGAAGAGTCGTTCATGTGGACGACAAATGTGGTGGGGTCATCATAAAGGTCTCTAAAATGACCGTTAATCTGTGGGTTACCCACACAAAAACGCTTAGTATCGTTATTTTCCATGAAGAAACGAGAGGCAGTACGAAACCCGACTGGCGACATAATCTGAATTTCATCTAGCAATACCACATCGCCACCGACACCGACCGCACCAGCAGCAGCGATGTCTGCACTTTTTTTCGTTTCATTGGTCGAGAACAATTTAATCGACCCACCTGATTTCCATGCCAAGGCTTCCTTTGAGGCTTGTGTTGCAAGACGCTGGACTTTTTTGTTCACATCACCGTCGTCATCTGTAATCACTAAACCATCTTGGATTTCTTTAGAGGCAGAAGGGAGTAGACTCACTACCTTTTCCTGAATAAGGCCTGCCTTGTCTCTGGTCGCACCACCAATACGCACTTCCTTTCCGCCTAAAGCAGCGTTAGCAATGGCAATGAACGCATTAAGAAATGAATTATGTGTTGGGATTAAGCTCTTGCCAACAAGATATAAACCGTCTGGTGAGTCAACCATGATGCAATTGCCTTGTCCTGCATTTTCAACCTTCTCTACTTTAACAATGCCAATCCTTTTTCTAGGGACGGTCTGGAACCGCCTAAAACGAAAAGTAGGGATGTTATATGGTAATGAAAAGCTAATCTTATAATGCGTCTTCCGCCCAAAAGGGGTGGGGATGACCTTACTATGGTCTATACCCATTACAGTCAAGATGTCTGAGAGGTCGTTAGCGACTCTTTCTGGGGACACTTTAACTGTGATGACCCCATGTCCATCTACTCTCCCTACGGTGTCAATCAGCCCAGCTAAGAGTAATTTCTGTTCTATCGTTGAAGCGTATTTATAAATATCTGGAATATATTTTTTGTTCCACCCACCATAAAGCGCAGTCATCTTTTTACCATCGGTGTCTATCGGCGCTCCCCCCAACCAACATCCGAATAGATATGGGTCAAAAGGCTGGTCGTTTGTGATGAACTTACAAGGTTCAGTGGTGTCGACAAAATAAGCGTTCTTCTTTACTCCGTCTAATTCTCTAGTCTCTACGATACGAGGTACCTTTGATTTTCCTAGATAAACTTGCCACTCATGATTAGCATGGGTATAAATCTCTTCACCATTGTCAAATACCACTTTGTAATTAACATCCATTTTAGGGGTCTTACTAACAACCACAGTTGGTTTACCAGAGGGGTGGAAAATAACATCCCCAGGTTCTAAATCCCCATGCTTCTTCCAGCCTTTTGTGGTTAATACTGGGGTATCGTCATGACAGAGCTTTCCATAACGGGTTGGGGTGACCATTAAAACAGACCGGTATTTCTCAAAGTCTAATCCAAATTTATCTGCCAATTCTCGACTAAGCATCGCAGCCCCAACAAGTACTGCCTGAGTGAAAAATAGCTTCGCCCCAGGTACGACTTCATCTGCCATAAGCTGTCCAATTTTTGCAAGTATCATCAACTCTTCATTTGAGTCGACTGAGATTTTACGGTAGTCTGAGACATCTAAGATTTTACCCTTGACCCAATCAACACGGTTGGCCATATATTCTTTGTCGTTTTCGTGAGCTAATATCTCATCTCGTGTTCGTTCTACAACCATGATTAAAGCGTTTACCTTTTCCTTTTATACTTATTATACCCACTCTAAAAAATATTCTCAAGAACTGTGTTAGCATAAGACTAGTATCGACACCTTTTAATCCCAGAAGATTAAACAATAAGGAGTTCTCTTATATGGCGGAAAATGTAACCACCGAGACTACTGCTACCCAGAAGGAAACGCAAGTAGCCACCGAACATAAGGCAACCAACGCTGTTGTCGCTCGCAGATTAAAAGCTGTCCAAGACGCTGGCAATCTTACCCCAAAAATGCAACGAGGCTTTGACCGTTTGTCAGCTTCAATCGCAAACCAAGAATAATAACAATAATTAAAAATAAAGGATGAACGAAAAACATGGCTAAATGTGACTCAAAAGGCTTCGTAATTCGACAAGACCAAATGGGTAAGTTGAAGAACGATGACATGATTGCCATCTCTGTACTTGACTCTCTCGCTTCATGTGCAAAGATTGACACTCGCAACAATACCGCAGCATCTAATGCTAACCTTAAAGGTGCTTTCTACAACGCAGCCAACACCCCTGTTGATGCTTTCGGCTGTAGCAAAAATACCTGCTACAATACTGGTACTTACCAAGGTGCCGTTGTGGCTAAAGCTGCTGTCACTATCGGTGACTTCAAAAAGACCTTTGATACTACCCTCTACGCAACTGGCATCATCACTGCTTATGTCTTGCTTCCAGATGGTGACCATAAGGTGACTATTAACTTAACTGACTACGCAGAAGGTGGTTGGGCTAACTTTGATGCTCTTTCAAAGACTGTCCACGCTACTAAGGGTGGTAATGGTTCATACCTCTACCCTGTCCAGTTCGACCTTTCAAAGGCCCCTACTGAAACTGGTACTGGTTGGACTCCATCAACTATCGGTGTTAAGGCTCGCTTCGTTATCGACGGCACTAATATCAAGGTCGGTGATTATGTTGGTGTCTCTTCTATCGCTTTCTACGAGAGCATTGAAGACCTTGAACTTAATCGCACTATCTTGCTCTCATGTCTTGATACCTTTGGCGACAGCCAATCGTTCGATGTGATTGAAGGTGCTTGTTCTACTTCTGAATATGACCCACAATCTGGTTCTATCACCTTTAACTTAACTGCTAACAAATGGTCTGAGAACCTCAAATACATCAACCCAACTCTTCGCAAGACTGATGATACTGAATTCGGTGTTCTCAACATCGTCACCCGTACTGTTGGTAATGCTAAGACTATCAACCCTGAACTCGATGGCTACGGCTTTATTCAGCTCTCTGATATGGTCGAAAGCGACTGTGGTTATGTCTATATTCAGACCCCAGGTTGTGCTGGTAACTCTCGTGACCTCGTCCGTGTAAACAGCCCAATCCCAACCATCAACGCTACTACCGACTCTGACAAATTCCAAGTACTGACCTCAGACTATCTTGGTAATAAATCTCTCGGTCTTATCTTGGTTGGTAAAGACTGGATTGGTCAGGAACTAAACATCATCTACCGCAAGAAGGTCACCGCTGAAGTTTGGGAAGTGACTAACGAATTCCGTGAATTCAATGTCTCCATCCTTGCTCCGTTCCGCAAGAAAGACGGCACTCGTGAGTGGCACCTTTATGAGAACGCTTTTGTGACGACTGTTCCAAATAACATTTCTCGTTCTGATGAAACTACTGTTGAGTTAGAATTCACCGTCGCAGCCGATGAAAACGGTGTCCGCAAGAAGATTGCAAAAATTACTGAAGCTTAATCAGGGTAAACAATAAGCAAAAGAGGTGTACTATGAGGAAAGAACGATGTGTGAATATCTACCTTTTCTCATATACACTTTTTTAACGAGGAGAAACCTATGAAGAAGAAAAAAAATAATAATATCGACTGGTTCAAGGCGTTATTCTGGGGTGGCTTCCTAATCTTGAACATCAACTTCTGGCTGATTATTGGTCAGGCAGGATTATTGCTTCCTGCGATTGTGATTTACCTGTTATCTATGGGCGTATTTATCGTCGCAGTCGTTGAGGAGGTAAAATGAGTTGGAAGCAAACAATCTACCCGAACCTAGATGATAAGAAGTTAGTTGTTTATTATCAAGGCAAACCACTATTAGACTGGTTCTTGTGGTGTCTAGCTGTCGCACAGAGGACATTTAATGTCGCACCGTTCGCAGCATCTGCCCAAATCGCATGGAACTGGAACAACACGAAACACCAAGACCGTAATCTTCCAGATGGATGCTTTGTACCAATCTGGTGGACTGGTGGAACTGGCAATTATGGTCATGTCGCTATCGCTAAGAGGTCTGGTAATTGGGTTCAGGTTTGGTCTAGCCCTTATCGCCATAAAGCATTTTTCGACTATTTCGAAGGCGAGCTAAATGCCACAATTGACAATATCTCTCGTATCTATGGTGTGAGCTATGCAGGCTGGACTGAAACCATGAATACTACAAGAGTTGTTGAGTGGGTCAACCCACCACAATTAAAACCTAACGAAGAAATCGCAGCCGAAGTCTGGCAGAACAAATGGGGTAACGGTCAAGACCGTATCAACCGTTTAACTAGTGCAGGCTACGACTGGAAAGCTGTTCAAGCTTTAATCGATAAAGGTGTAGGAAAACCTGTTGAACAACCTAAAGTGGAAGAGGTAAAACCTGTTGAACAACCTAAGGTGGAAGAAGTGAAACCTGTCGAAAAACCTAAGGTTGAAGAGGTAAAACCTGTTGAACAACCTAAGGTGGAAGAAGTGAAACCTGTTGAACAACCTGTTGAACAACCTAAGGTGGAAGAAGTGAAACCTGTGGAAAAACCTGTTGAACAACCTAAAACTGAAGATAATAAATCTAAAGAGGAGGAAAAACCTATGGACAAGACCCCTGAACTTACTGATGACAAAATCAAACAATTTAATGATGCTTACCAAGCTTCACTCTCTCAAGCTAGTGGCATTATCGAAGAAGTCGGAAGTGGTTTCGATTTTAGCCAGAAAACTAAGATGATTGCTTACCTACTTGGTGATTTCTTGCTTCTTGCTGGTGCTATCACCCCACAAGTTATTCTTGCAATCATGAGCCTTAATGACAAGAATATGACCGCTTTCGGTACTGCCCTTGCAAGTATTCTAGCTACCCTTGGTTCTCAGATTCTACTCATTTTCAAACTAATGAAAAAGAAGAAATAACATGGTCATTGCGGTGGAAGATATTACAGCTTTCATCTCAGTAGTGGCTGGTGTAATTACGGGAGGGCTTGTAATCTTTAAGTTTGCAAGCTCTATCATGCAAAAGTGGGCATATAGCCTGCTTAAACCAGTCAACGACAAGATAGACGAGTCAAATCGAAATATAATGACTAGACTTGATGCGAACGCTGAAGAAATCAAACAGATGCAACTTGAACAATACAAAAACTTCTTAACTAGATATCTTGCTGACCTCGAACGAGGCGTGCAGTTATCAGAAATTGAACTTGAACGCTTCAATGACATCTATGCGAAATATGACAAACTTGGCGGCAATTCATATGTCCATAGAAAAACCGATATATTCAAAGCACAAGGCAAGTTATAAGATGAAATACCTAGGTTAAAACCCTAGGTATTTTTTATGAGATACAATATAAATATATGAGCGATTTAGTTAATACAATCCTTTCTACTGCGTCTGAACAGAAATCAAGGTCTAATCAACGCAAGGCCACCGTTGTCCGTGTCTGTGGCGAAGAGCATAGTGCGACGACCCCACCTGCTGACGACCCAACTCATCCACCTCAGTCTGCAACTATATATTTTTGTACTGACCCAGAAATGGCGTATCTTTCACAATGGCGTTTTAAGCTAATCATCGGTGACCCACTAGGCGACGACCATGACGCAAATGTCAGCTGGGGTAGTCAACCAAATTATGGTTCTCTCGGTGCAACACATGGCCCATGGAGTTCTTTGAGCGAATTTTACAATGACACCTACGGTAAAGGTATCGACATGGACGGTTCCTTTGGCTATCAATGTTGGGACTTAATTGAATACTTCATGGTGAACCAAGCCAATGTGAGATTTGCAACTGGCGTATCTGTCGGATTAGGCCCGTGTTTTTCTGGCGTTTATTGGTCTTGGGCGAACACGGCAGCTAGAAATAAAATTACTGAAAGTGGTAAGTTCAAAGCTATTTCTGGCAATGGTGATATTCTGCCAGGTGATGTTGTTGTCTGTGATTTAGGAACTGTAATGGGGGGTGAGTGTGGCAATACTAAGGTTGGTCATGTCGGTATTTCACTTGACGGTGTTGACTCTGCTATTTATAAACATCAAGGCAAAATAAACCTACTCGCACAAAACCAAGGTGGCTACCCGTATCGTCTTGGCGGAGCTCACGCTAATGTTATTCAGCTTCCAATATCGACTATTCTAGGGGTGTTTAGATACACAGGTAAAGATTATATACCGAACCCACCAGCTGGGTATAATGTTCCATAAAAATAATAATAAATTGAAAGAATATAATTAAGATATGGCAAGCATCTCAGTACAAGCAGTCCGCATCGAACCTTTATCAAGAGTATTCGATGAAAACAATGAAAAAATGAACGAGCTTATTACTCTTATTTCTGCTTTTTGCAATATCAACCCAGATAACTTCGGTACCGAAATTGGTCGTTTTGTTTCAAACAAAGCAGCGTATTGGAACTTAATTTGGCAAACACTTCGTATTATATCTAGCATTACTTGCTGGGATGACCACCCTGAAGATTTATTCTTGACCCAAACAAGGCTACAAACCTACCCTGTGAGAGTTGAACACTGTGAGTGTTTATGCAAATTATGCGATGAGGCTTTTGTAATTATTCCACTCGAATATGCCCCACATCCTGAACAATTTATGGTCTCGGCTAGGATTACTGGTATGATAAACGGTAAATTCGTTAGGAAAGAATTAGATATTATAGAATTGATGATGGGGTTCGACGAAGGCCGAGATAGACTCTATATCAGCAAACAAGTGTTTTATGGCTTAATCAAGGCTGAAGATAAATGCTGTTCTTGCGAATATGACTTCACTGTGACTCTTGAATACAATGCTGGTTATGATATTTTACCATCTGGATTATTACCAATCATTTGCTATATCTTAAATAAGCTCAATAAAGATGTGAACTCTGAAGACTGCCATGATAATATGACATCTACATCTGGTCTGCTTAAACGCAAGAAGGTCGGAAATGTTGAATACGAGTGGTCTACCCAAGACACTACTGCGTCTAAAACTGCGACCCTATATTCAGATTTGCATGACCTTGGTATGCTCGATGAAATCATGGCTATTTCAAGATGTTATTTAGCAACACAAGAGGAGGTATTAGGCGATGTCGTGTAAAAATTGTGGTAGTTCAAATAGAGTTAATAACCAAATCCCTGTGATTGAACCTGTTTCATACACACCAGAACAGGTGGTTGGAAAATCTGATACAGATGCAAAAGTCCGTGTCCGATATTACGGTGGTGGAACAATGGCTAAAAAAGTAGCAAAATGTGCCACCTGTGGGGCGGCGAAAGGTGCATACGCTCGTGTCACCAATGAAATGATTATGTTTGCTTCAGATGATGCCCCTAACGGTATGTTTGAACAAATGGTTGAAGCAGGTCGTGATTACTGGGTCACTGAAAAACAGGCTGAGTATTTATTAGCCTTAACTTACACCAACCAAGCTGGGCAGGTTGTGAACAAATTCCAACAGGTAATTGACTAGAGCTTTACTGTCGTGCTATGTGTAGGTTCCTTTGCCTCGTTAGCACGATTTTTTATGCCGTCATAGATACAACGAATACAGGTGTTAAACTCAATCCCCAGTGCTAATGACACCACCCCAGCGAACACCTCAAATGACTTATGTAGGTTAATATCGCCAACTGCGTCGTTAAGCACATCTGCGGTTTCTTGAGCCAATACAAGCTTCAATGAGGCGTGCTTTAACAAACAACGACAGTCTTTCTGTGCTTCAGGAATTGTGTCAAATAGATAGCTCATCTCGGTGTCATAAGCTTCATAAGCTAGTTCTCTAATCTTATGATAATGAGCAATCTTATCTGTTAAGTCTCTGATTAAATCCTCATCTAGCCCAGCATTTTCGATGTCTTTCTGAAGATATTGTATCTTCTCATAACAATGGTTAATAATCGCCATGTTATGTCCAATTTCAAATAGCCAGTCCATTAGCCATGGTCTCTTATCTAATTTGTAATCTTTTGTATCAAGAACTTTGTTTTCATCCATGGTTTCATTATAAAACAAAACAGACTTCTTCGACATATAATGAGAATATGAACGGTACGAAACCTATCAACAATGCCAGCAATCAAATCTCGATTATTCGGAAACAGGTATATAACAATATTCCGATGTTCGATGATGAAAAAATAGAAGCCCAGAATAAGTGGGTAAAACTTTATGATTTAAGGTGTATTGACGGCGACCCAGGTGTCACTGCTCGTATTTATGAGTTGGAGAACGACCCAAACTATAAGAACCAAAATACGACATCGTACTACAACTTCAGTTTTGACTCTGCCCACCAAATGGTTAAGCCCCCTTATGATATTAAGGAGGGTGACTATGTTGCGTTCAAACAACAGACAGGCGATGAAATTAGTTTGTGGAAAATTGTAAAAAGAGAAACTGTCCAATTATTCCATAACTGTTGTGTGTATATCATCACCTGCAATGCTACTACCCCTCGTGAATTAGAACGCCTAATGGAATGCGGTGTGTACACTGCTATTAGCGATGAAGAAGTTGAATTTTTAGGAAAGGTTGATTATGTCTAAAACTGTTGCACTTGCTGAAAAATTCATATGGAACAACCTGAGGATGTATCTTCTCACCCATAAAACTTGTTTATTAGATAATCTACTAGTTGTCAAAATCCCTGAGTCATCAGCCCCGTCTGTTAGGTATGGCAATGACTTTGTCGCTGAGATAGACAAGCATATTGGGCTAGGGTCATATGTAAATAACCAACCTACCCAATTCTCAAGACTTCCCTATATCACGGTGAATATTACCCCTATCGCTGGTGGAAGATGTAACACTCGTGTCGTGATAGGTTTTGAGATTGTTTACACGACTGATACCCCAACTCAAGCTGGTCATAAACAAATCCCTGTGGGAAACTCTAGCGAGTCTGTCGCTTCGTTCAAGGCAAATATCATGAGTGCATTAGATGAACTGATGTACGATGCGACTGATGAAATTCATTATGGACAGGTATCATTTTTTGACGCTTTAAGGGAACAAACAATAACCCACCCATTTAATGGTCAGACAAAAAAGTGGACATACGATATTTGGGGACAAGTTGATGATAGGGTCGATGTTTCTGAAGTTTATCAACTAAAAAGGGAAGACAGGTCATCTGCTATGTCTGTGTTCTCTGTTGTATATACAATGGATTTGAACAGGCTAAAAGGCCATGATGTCGATTGTGGCTGTTAGAAAGTAATTTCTAGTGGTTTGATATAAACAAATGATTTCTTGTCTAGTTGATTGCCAGTAATCTTTACCGTGTTTTTGCCAGGAACGATTTCAAAATACGGAATATTCGTGACTTTGGCATCAGGAATAATTGACCTTACATAATTCCACTCACCAACAGTTCCTGCTTTTCTTTGATATAACCCGATGCCTACGCCAAAACCAGCTACAATCATTGTGTTCTTATCATAAGTGCCTTTGAGGGTGACTGTATCGTTATTGACTGTGATGGTAGGATTAACAAAAACCCCTCTCAGCCTTATCTGAACTGCGGTACTAGGAAGGTCGGTCATTGAACAAAATGAGATTGTTGTTTCATTAACAGCATCTCTATTTTTTAGTCGATATTTATCTCCCCATCCTGCATCATAACAAAAGAAGTTCTTCTCTAGCCCACAGTCATATCTGATGTGAAATTGCTGAGGGCATCTTGCACCTAACAAGTTAGTAATCTCTGTACGAGACCATGAACAAAGAGGTTTGTATTCTGCATCGACAGGCACCTCTGGCTCAACGGTGAAACATGGTAAACATCTATCTTTACCTGTGATGTCGCATCTAGCATCTTCATAAGACCAACAATATTCATTATCGAAGTTGATAAAACGAGATGGGCAATACTGTGCAAGAAATGTTCTTGTCTTCCATGCGTATACCCAATAACCGTCGATTAACTCAAATGTCACAGATAATGTGATTTTATCTTCACCAACAGAAGCAATAGACTCATTAACTGACAACACACGAGCGTTAGCCCAAATAATCTCTCCGCCATTTTGGACTGCCCATAATTTACCTGAACGGGCTAGCTGTCGTTTAATGAAGCGTGCATAGCGAGGTTTGTCGCCACAGGCAATCTTCTTAAAATCAAAAGATAGTGTCGCATCAAATTGAGCAGCATTAAGTACTCCGTATTCGCCTAGATGTCCATAATAATTACCGTGTTGATGACTAGTATAAGGGGTCGATGTACCTTTGAAAGACGCTGTATAGGTCTGTTCTTGAATTTCGCCAAATGGAATAGGAAGGTTATTGAATTGCAACAACCTCTTATATACCTTTAGCGATTTATTTACATCACTCATGCCTAAATTATACTATCGGTCAAAAGGGATGTTTTTTTCTTTCTGGTAGTTAGCAATTGCTACTAATAATTTTGATTTGTTGATGAACTTATCTACTGAAGACGCATCTTCTTTGATGTATGTTCCGTATGGGGTTGGTGATAGTTGATAAAAGTTATTAGCAGCCGTCTTTCCCAAGATGATGTCGCTTGTTCTATCTATTAAGCCCAATACTTTATAGAACATTTCCGTTGAGTCTGTTTCATAGGTGTCGCTATACATATCTAATCGCCTGAACTCTGTAATTTTATTTTCAAGAGGGTTATAAGCGACGATAACACGATAAAATTTCTTCACTTGAAAGGTACTCCTTTTTATGTTCTTATTATAAGACACTTACCAAAAAGAAAAAAGAAACAACTATTCCAAAATTATAATAAAGGTATGGCATACACATCAAAATCTAAAATCAATCTAGGTAAATACACCCCAGGTTCAGGGTGGAAAGATTTTGATGAAGCATTAACTATCACCATGGGAAAATCAATGGCGTTTATGGAATTCAATGCTAGGCGCTGGGCGAAACAAACGCTTGAGGAATTAAAGAAAAATGTACCTGTCGACACAGGTAATTTACGAGACTCTATTGAAATTGAGGATGAATTGAACACAGAGGGGTATATCATCGTGGGTGTGAACGAACAAAAGCTTATCGGCCCGAAAAAGGTCGGTCGTGGCTCATTTGCTCGCAGAATCCCTGCGTTCAACTATGTGCCTTTTGCAGAGAAAAATGCAAGAGATACTAGCTTACGCTTCTTCGTTGAAAGGATATGGTTTGAGATAGCTAAACAAAAAGCAGAGGAGATTTTTAGATAATGTCAGAGTCTACATTTAACCCAAAGATTAAACTTGAAATCGACGCTACAAAGGCTGTCGACCAGCTTTCAAAGCTTGCTGATAATGTCAGTAGGTTAAAACGCATGATTGAGGAACAGAACCGTGACCATGTGGACATTAACACCGATGTTTTCAATAAAAAGGTCGATGATGCTAAGAAGAACTTAATCAGCCTCGGAAAATCCCTCACTTCGATGTCTAAGGACGCTACTGGGGCGACTAAAGCTGTTGGTGATGAATTAGATAAACTTCGTGCTAAAACCACCCAGAAGATTACTTTTGATGGGCTGATTACGGCCCTTGATAAACTAGCTAGCCGTATTGACCAAATCATTACTTCAAACATTAACGCTCTTCGTGAGTCGTTAAGAGGTGTGGCACGAGATGCTGAACATACTGTCACTACGATGAATAATCAGCATATTTCTCGTACCTTTAACCAGTTAAAGAAAACGATTGGTGAAGTCCGTGAAGAAGTTAAAGGGCTATCGAAAAACAAGGTTGAGGTGGACACTGCTGGTGCGACTGAAAACACAAAAATCCTTAAAAATGAAATCAGAGGGGTTCGTGACCAACTCGAAAATAAGAGGTTAAGTTTCCAAGATGACAAGGCGGTACAACAAATCACTAACCTTATTCGTCTTGTTGCTAAACTAAAAGAACAACTTGAAGACCTCTCTAAGAAGAGCCTCAATGTGAATATCACCAATGAAGGCTTTGCCCAGATGATTAAGAGTGTGAATAATATGTGGGATGTGCAAAACCAACAGATTAAGCGCACCTCGTATGAGGTTAAAAAACAAAAAATTGACTTCAAAGATTTGCATAGTTCTGCTAAGGCTACTTCAAGGCAGATTGACTCTTTTGTTGGTGCAACTGCAAAAGGGACTAAAAACCTGTCCTTAATGAAAAAAGGCATGGTTTCTATAAAAAGTAGTGCTGATAAAACAAAAGACACTGGTGTCAAATTTTCTGAAGGACTACTTAAAAGCTTTTACGCTACTCGTGGTCTTGCTTCTGTCTTTGAACAAGCTCAGATGTTCTCATACCAAATCTGGCAAAATGTTGAAAACATGGGTAGGTCGTTAATCAATGTCGCTATACCTGCCTTGAAGAAATTGAACGATAGTGGCTTTGAAATGGCTAATACCTTTGAGACTGCTCGAATTGGTTTTAAGCTATTCTTCCCAAATGATAATCCAGATACTCTATCTAAAGAAATCAAGAAGCGTGCTATCGACAATACCGCCTTTAACTCTGCTGACCTCGCTAAATACGCTGGACAATTCGCCCCAATCTCTAATGGCGACTCTAAGCTCGCTCTCGACGCACTTGAAGGTATTGCTGACCTCTTAATGGCTTCTGGGCAAGAAGTCTCTACCTATCTTGATAAAATCGTCACTAACACTATTCAGGTGGTGACTACTGGTAAAGCTACTGCTCGTGACTGGCGTGAATTCACACAAAAGGTACCTGTATTTGAAAAGATACTTAAATCTGTCCAACCTGACCTCGCTCAGCGTGTTAAAGACCCTAGTGCTGAAATCTCACAGTCTGATACGAAATATCTCTTGCAAGCACTTCAACTTGTTCACACAAAGTCTAGTATCTCTAATGTTTCTAAAGACTATGCTCGTTCATACGCTGGCCTTAAACAACAAATGCAAGAAACTATTCAAACTACCATGGACGAAATTGTCACAGGGTCTGGTTTTTATGATGCTATAAAAAATGTCTTCAGAGAACAAGGCCGTATGTCTGATGCACTTAACTCGTTCATTAAACCTATCTATACGAAAATGTCTAAGTTCATCCGTTCTATCGACTTCGACAAGGTCGAACAGGTTGCAAGGGTATTATTTAACGGTATTAGTGAAATTGGCAAGACTGCTGTTGACGCACTGCGTGAAATTACTGGTGGCTCCGATATTTACACAATCGCTAAAAAAGGCATTAGACTAATTGTCGAAATAATTAAGGGGTATATTGACGGGCTTAAAACGGCAGCGAATATTCTAAAAGGTGCCAGTAAGCTACTCAACATCCCGAATTTAAGCAGTGTCATCGGCTGGCTTGCCTCTCCTGCTGGCCGTGGCATTTCTCAGGCTTTCACAGGCTTGGCTGGTATTATTCAGAGTATTGCTAACGCCTCTACTCTACTTGAAAAAACAGCAATGGGAAAAACCTTCTTAAAGGGCGCAAACAAAGCATGGGACTTAACTAAATCGTTTACCTCTGAGGCTATTCATGCAAAATTCGGCTTTGACTATGCGTCAATCGCCAAAGCTGGCAAAATTGTCGGCAAGTCTGCTTCTGCACTGCTCAAAGGGGCAATCGTTTATTTTGTGAACGAAGCGGTCACTTCTATGGTTGCGACCTTTAGTGGTGGGGACAAAAACCTAACCACCCTTGCTGGTATTGCTACTGGCGGTATCGGTGGGGCTATGGCTGGTGGTTCTGTGTTCGGTGGGCTTGGGGCAGCAATCGGGGGTGTTGTTGGTGCAATGATTGGCGGGTTCCAAGGTGCAACTAAGGCCGCCGAGGAATTTGCTAGACGAGTTAAACAAGCCACCGAAGAAGCCAATCAAAAACGCAAAGATGCGTGGGACGCACACGCAAAACCTCTTACTGACCAAGTGTTTAAGGCTCTTCAAGCTGGTGGCCATGGCATTGATACCAATAGTGCCGTCGGTAAATTTGCCTATAATCAGGTGAAGGAATATTTCAGAAATGGCGGTAATAGCCTTGAACAAGCTATGGACATCGCTAGAAAACAATACCGCTCTAAATTAGTCAACAGTAAGCTTGATGAGTACACAGAGAGTAAGGAGTTCAGAGCCCTTGGCAATACTGGTAATATCTTCAAATACAAAGGCACTGAGCTTACTCAATCACAACGAGACCGTCGTGACAAATTAGCTGAACTATTAAAGCTCTATAACCTAAACGGCGACAGCTCTACATATAGTTATGACGATAAATCTAATGAAGAAATCGTTTCTGACTACTTCAAGGGCACCCCAATGACAGAAGAACAGGTCACTGCACTTCTTAAAAATGAAGGTGTACAACTTGATGCGACAAGACAAATCGTCAACTGGAATATTCCAGATGAGATTACCAAGCTTGGAGCAACCATAGATAAATCTTTGGTAGATAAAGCCAGAACGAACCAAGAGGCAATTGACGGGGCTGCTAAGACCGTTGTTGAAGGCTTCAAGGACGCATTGTTGATGCGTGATTACGACGCTGTTATTAAAAACAACCAAGAGTTGATGCAAAAAACAGAGAAAGAGGACTGGTGGACTGGCAAGAAAAGTTTTCAATTGATGCCAACTGATGGCGGTGAACCGTTTACTGTCAAAACAAGAGGCGGTCATATGGTCGGCGATGACGCTACAAGAGAAAAAATCACTAAGCTCAAAGAAGATTATATGGGCTTCAGAGACAGGGTTAGCAAACAACCTGAGTCTGATTACCAAAAAGATTTATTAAAGAAAATCGATAATGCTATCAAGTTCCTTGCTTCTCTTGACGGGTCTATGGGCGAAGCTGTTGAAAATAATTCATTATTCCCAAACTGGAAAGATGCGGCCCCATCATGGGGTGGTGGAAACTTAAGGCGATATGTAGGGATTGGTTTCCCACGAAAATTCGCTGGTGGCCCTGTTGGTGTCGATACTGTGCCTGTAATGGCTCAACGAGGTGAGTTCGTTGTGAGAAAAAGCGTAGTTGATAAGGTGGGACTCCCTGCCATGTCTGCTCTTAACCTAGGTGATACCAAACTTGCCTCTTCTCTCATGGGAAGGCCTAATACTGTTTCTGATAATCACGCTCGTACCTATAACGACACGACAAACAATAACCATCGTAGTGTTAGACAGTTTATTAAGATTATCAACAAAAATAACTCTGGTGCTGGCAATTCATACCGAAGACTCGGTGCGAGAGCGGCACTCGGTGCTATCTACTAACCATATTTTGGTATACCAGTATCAGGTACATAAATTGGGGTGCGTTTGTCAATCGTCTCTGCGTCCATAGCATCGTTATAATTTGTATTGCCATACTCTGGGTACAATGTTCCAAGTTCAGAACTTGTTGTGACATCAGGCGTTTTGGCTTTTTCGTGTAGTTTATATGCCATTTCTTGATTAGTATTTGGACGAAGTTCTTTATCAAGCGTGATTGTCGCTACTTCATTTAATTCAGGGTCAAAAGAAATAATTCTCTGGGTGATGTAAAAACACTCATCAACATGGGCGATAGTAATCTCTGTTGGCTCGCCACACTCATCCACACGAGACACTTTCTTATCATAAAGAAAACGCACTCTCTTCCCTACCATATCGACTGCCGGAAGAGCCGTTGTATTGAATTGATACTGCCATTGTGGGCGTTGTGCTTTTAGGAACCTAATCGCTCTATTATAAGCACGCTTAGTAATCTCGATACGGTCTGCGTCGGTGATTTCTAATTCGACTTTCTTATCGTTCTCATCTGTATATTCAAGGTCAGGAATAGGGTAAAGGTCAGAAAAATTATACACAGTATGATATACTGCCCCGTTATCTTTCCCTAATTGTTCAAGGTCAGTCACATAATATTCACGGTTCTCGTTATTCGCCATAACAGGGATGTCGATGTTCTCATAGACCTTCTCGTTATTGATTTTCTTATGTGTTTTATTGTCATAAACCGCATCAGGCTGAAGGTTGATATTGAACTCATATTTTTCTACTGGGAATAATGGGTCTTCAAGGGTGGCTTTATTCTCATAAATCTCTTTGAGGGTTAAATGTAATACCCCCTCGCCCACATCACCACAAAACACCGCAGCACGGTTAAAATGGTCTGTTAAGTCTTGTGAACATACTGGGTCGCCTAACATTGTGATAAGTGAAATGTCTTTAGCTGGATTGAAATCACACTCTTCAAGGTCATAATCTAAAACATTTTGTGAGACGATGATTGAATAATCACACTCATCTTGGAAATTAGAAATCTTCACCCCATCACCAAAATTACCGTTGGTCGGTTCGTACCACATCTCATGACCAGAAATAGTGCCTAAGAAATGTAGGTCTTTGGTGTTCTTCATAATTTCTGCTAAGGCTTCTAACTTATTAGTCGATGAGAAGTTCATCTCAAGCTTTGTGTTATACGCATAAGCGTCCATCTCAATCGTTACAGGGATTTCTTGTGGAACATATAATCTCTCTACTGGTGACAAGACATCAGGATTTGCTTGTATGTGTCTAGTGGCTGTGCCGATTGGAAGAATTGGGTAATCTTTGTTCACGGTGAGATTGGTCAAATACCCAATCTGTCTCAATACCTGTTCATTTTTAACATAGTCATCAGGGAAGCTCAGTTTAGCGACATTTTCTACACAATGACCAAGTGGCATATTTTTTACAATAAGATTGATTGGCATGAGCCACTGCTTCATTTCTGCCATACGGTGGACGAGAGATAAAGTTGCAATCTCATCTTCGTAATTAACTTCGATTGACTCTACGATACAAGCCATGCCATACTTGCGTTTGTTATTGACCATGACAGATAACAACACACGATAATTATTCAAATTAGTCACAGGAATACCTTTATCGTCTTTTGGTAAGTCTTCAATAGGAATAGTGATTGAAGCGGTCGGGACATCGTCTAAAGCCTGTGTAATGGTCAACCCATTGCCAACCAGCCTCGTCCCTCGGCAGACTTCTTCGTATTTAATCTTATACCCAGCATAGGTCTCACTATCTAAGACTTTCTTCTGAAATATATAATAAACTGAACTTCTTGTCATCTTGACTTAATTATATGCTGAAATTGATTGGTATAATTATATTATTATGGTACGAGTTGAAATATCTTATCGTGATGATACTGGGAATAACGCTTGGCTAGACATTACACAGTCATTAGCTAAACAATTCTCTGCTGGACTCCCTAGTGGCTTCGGTAAGGAAGACTACGGTATTTACCCAGATAAAACTGCCAAAGACCACGAGTCTGGCCACTGGTATGACCTGCGTATGTGTATTTATGATGCTGTACAGGACGCTAAGGCACAATTAGAAATCGCTAAACAAAATACCTCTTCTAGTTCATCTGGGGCGAATAATGTCGAACTTGCAGAGAAAAAACTAGCCAGTCTTAAAAACTTCTTTGATGGACGAGCACACGCAATTAAGGTAACCGATACTGAAAGCAAAACAAATAGTAATTTAGGTGTGAATATCAGGGTATTGATGGAATATAGGTATACATCCAGAAACGCATAGAAAAAGAGATGTTCAGGGTGAAAAACATCTCTCTTTCTAAACAAATTTATGGAGCACGAGGTGAGAGTCGAACTCACTAATGTAGCTTTTGCAGAGCTATCTCTAACCGTTTGAGTTCTCATGCGTTTCTGATACTACAATAACATATCAGCCATCTCTTGTAAATCTATTTCATTTTGCCTTCGGGTGGACTCATCTAGCCCATTTTTTTGCATATTAAGTGCATCTTCTAGGCTAATGAATTTCACCGCCCAACGGTCTGTTGGGAGGACTCTCTTCTTTGCTCGTTCCTTTGGAGACATCATCTCATACGACTCTCTCGCATGAATATTTGCATACTCACCATAAGCCACCATCAATTCTTCCACCGTCCACTCGGTCAATATTTGGTAGGGTCTTAACCCTAGCTCTTTCGCTACGAAATGAGCCATAGCCGACCAGATGTTTAGGCTCGCATTATATTTTAATTTTGCGTCTGGGCTGCTGGTGCGGTTGAGGTTTTCTGCATAGATTCTAAAAAATTGCTAGTCTCGTTAATGATGTTTGGCTCGTTCTCGATTAGCTGTACAAGAAATGTGAATAGTTCTCGTGCGTGTTCTAAACGCTCTTTTCTTTCACCAAGAACAAGTGAAGCTAACTCTAAAATATCTTCAGTATGGTTAATAAAGACCTCACCAACATGAGCTTGCAATGCCTTCGCTGAATACCCTTCTTCGGTCAAAACGCCGATGTCTGTTAAAATCGTCAACAGAATAGATGATACCTTTGTACGATAAAGAGGCTTGACCCGTTTGTTTTTATAATGAAGCGTGCCAGTATATATCTTTCTCTCTGGGTCATAGTCAAGCATACTTTGGTCGGTAGCTGAGATTTCTTCAGGCATATATTCATACACAATCGTGTAATCGCCGTTTGTTGGATGAAGATTATTTGGGTCGCCGACTACTGAGACATTATTGCTCTTCGGGTCGATAGATATAGCTGGGCTGTCCTGCATATTGTTATCAATCGCTTGAGCCATCTGTGCTAACTGTTCATTGCTTAATTCAGGTGTCATATTATAGAAGTTCCTTTTAATTATTTCTTATCGTTATTATAACTTGTGTTTTTCTTTTTAGCTTCAACTTCAACATCAGTGTTAGGATTGACTGACTTCTTAGTCATCAGTTTTGTCTCTTTAGCCAGCTTAGCAGCGTCTGCAATCTGTTTCTCAGCCTCAGCACGAGTCTTCTCAATATCTGCTTGAGCTTTCTTATCTAATAATTCATACTCACGGAATTTGACTTCGCCCTTGACCCCTGAAGCACGACAAATATAATCTGATAGCTGATGTGAATATCTCTGTTGGAACGGACGAATTGTCTTGTCCATGGTGAATTCAAGCATTGAAGACATACCTGTATTCCAGCCAGATGACTTACCACCGACGAGCAATGAGTGAATACCATAAATATCTGCTACTACATCTTTAGCATCGTTATAAATACCGAGATAATCTGGCAATCTAACTGTGCCTTCGAGCTTCTTAATCTCTTCAATCTGGTCTTTACGCACAATAGACATACGAGTCTTCTGAGACTTCTTCATCTTCTCAGCAAGACGCTTAGCAGCTTCCATTTGTTTATCTGAAGCAGTCTTGACCATCTTCTTATCGAGAGCTCCTCGAACTGATTGTTCAGTGGTTTGTTGTGATAATAGTGATGTCAATGATTGCCCTGCAGATAGGCCTGCCTTTAGATACATGATATAGTCTGAACCGTCATTAAGGATTTCATCACGGAAATTCTTGATAAGGTCAATTAAGAGGTGTGTTCTTAACTTGTCGTATGATAACGGTGAACGGCCATAATCACCGTCGTTTGAATTACGCAAGTGGCAGAAATTCTCTGGTTCGATATAAACACTCTTTGCTCTAGCTAATGTATCTGGGTCGTTATTATCGGCAATGATATATGAGCCGTCTGCAGCGACTTTCAACATCTTCTGTTTAATCACTTCTTCAAGAGTGTATTTATTACCATTTAAGACAAAGGTGCGTTCGATCTCGTCTTTCTCAACCTTAAATCCTTTATCTAAATTAACCTCATAAAAAGCTAGTGATTTTAAGCCAGGAATAACCTCAACCCGACCGTTTACTTGAGTAGTGAGTGGTAGTTTCCAAATCCTTAATTGCTGTGGCATGACTGAATAAAAATCACCTAAAGATAAACGAATACCAGAATAACCATACATCAATGAATTCTTCACAGAGTCTGCAATAATATCTTGATTAGTCTGACCCATAGCGTTCTTCTTCTGAAGCCACTCATCTAATTTTTTCTGATTGTATGGGTCTTTAGCCTCTAACCCTGCACCGATAATTAACTGGGTATAGAACGAGACGACAAAATTAACTGCTGGAAGATTGTCAACTAGATATTCAATTGAATATACTGCCAGCTTCTGTTGTTTACTATTAGCTGGGACACAGGTCATATCTCCACACATAGACGCAATGAGCTGTTCCATCATTTCATCAGCTACATGGTCGTTTACATAATCACCTTGTGAGGCATGAGCCCCATAGACGCTGTCGAAATCTTCTTGTTTTGTGTTATTTTCTTCCATACTACTCTCTTAAGCTTATTTGTTTTTATTATAACATTTCGCTTTTTTCTAGAATTTTACTGGTTTTTGTCGTTTTTTCTTCAATTTTTCAGCATTTTTACGAATTATAAACTCTTCATAAGTTTCTTCAATCTGCATCTTTGAATAGCCGTTCTTTAATAAATGCTCGATTGTCTCAACTGCTTTCTCTGCCCCTCTGCATACATATACAGGTATTTTTGCACGCTCTAATAGATTAGCCCAATACATCTGGGTTGGTGATACTACGCCTTTTTCTTTTCGCTTCATCTCAATTCCCACCAGTCCCTGTTCAAACACCACGAACAAATCTGGGATGCCAGACTTCACGCCCATTTCTTTAGCTCTGGTCTTCTGGCTCCATGAGTTTGTCCACATCTCGTTATTGGTGTGCCAGTATGGAATTCTTTGTTCATCTAAATATTCTACGAACGAAATTTGTTCGGTATCTTCGCTCGGATTTGACGGGTCATTGTCAACTTTTGCTCGTCTTTTATAAGTTCCAGGATAGTATCTCATAGCTTAATTATACCAGTTTTGTACGGTTTTATTACAAAATATTTGTGATAAATGTCAATACTAAAAAGATATTGACAATGATATATTGTATGATATATAATATGTAATATATAAACATAAAATGAAGGGCTAAAACGACTATGATTGCCGATAAAGACCATAAACATTTTCTCAATTCTATTAGCAATAATATCGACCTATTTATTGCTTATGCAGTTAAAAATAGCGTAGCGAGAAGAATTGTTAAATATGTATATAACTATGAGGTACAAAGCACCTCTGTAATACCTCTACACCTCTCTAATAAAGAGTTAGCAAAAGAACTTAATGTCTCTGAGACAACAATAAAAACTGCACTCTCTTGTGCTAAGGGCTCTGGGCTAATTACGGTTATAGGGTTAGGGGCTTGTCGCTTAATCTCTCTTAATACTAAGACTATTTGTGAAATCAGAGATAAAATCTTCTCTCTCTAAATAACAGAGGTAAAACTCAACTTGGCAACCAAAATCTAATGTGTTAATAATCTAACCAATCAGTTAAGAAAGGATTAAAAATCTATGAACGACATCTCGTTAGAGAATATGGACAAAAATATGTTTGACAGTACGGCTGGGCAAATATTAAATCTCTCTACCTCTGATAGTAGAGCAAGAATAATACTCTGGTACTTCTATAAATTCGACCAAAAAATAGGTCGTTGTGGGGTGATAAACCCTGGCAATGAATACCTAGCAAAGCATTTCAATATGTCTAAAGAAGCGGTAAAAATTGGAATTTGTCTGGCGAAAAAGACTGGTTTCTTAACAACGACTGGGCGTGGAAGAACACGAGAATTTGAATTTAACCAAACGCTTTTGAGGCAAAAAATGTTGTCGCATTTACAACAAAAGGCTGCAAAAAAAATGACTAAAAACCCTGTGGAAAACCCTGTGGAAAACTCCTCCAAAAATGGTGCAAATTCAGAAGATTTTCGAACCTTTTGCGATACCAACTGCGATACCAACTGCGATACCAACTGCGATACCAACTGCGATACTAAAAAAAGCGGAATGACCTCTGTTATTTCGGGTCTGAATACTAATGAAAAAATAAATGAAAAAATTAACGATGGAAAAATTTGTGAAAAAATTGAAATGATTTTTAAGTCACATAATTTTGATAAATTTTTGAACAATGTCGAATTTGAAAATGTCGTAAATGAAACGATGCGTTTATGTGACTCGCTACGCTCGTCACATTGTGAGCCGACTAAAGTCGTCTCACATGATTTCAGTTTTTCTGATAAGTCAAGTTTGGAACAAATGTCAATTTTCGATTATTTGCCTAATGAGGCTAACGCTAATACTGTCCCTAAGGGATTAGAGGCTAACGCTATTAGTGTCAAACTTAATCAAGGAGATGAACTTTCTTTGTTTAATGGGAAAGTCGGCGTAGCCGACGTAAATGTAACTGAAGGCGTTTGTTCCACCCCCGCC